ATGGAACCTAGGGCCTTTAAAAAAGTCGTTATGAGATTAAATACGGAAAATGCTGACATTGTTAGAGACTACTACATTAACCTTGAGGAAGCTATATTTGCGTACGGAGAGTACACAATGAAGTATATGATTGAAAGCACCACTCAAAGCATGCAATACCAGCTTGCTATCAAAGATCATCAACTATCTATACGAGACGCCAAAGTAGAGGAAGTAGAAAGACTTGCGGAAGAAGAGAGACAACGGCGTCTCAAATCGGAAATAGAAGCAAAGCAAAAGTTAGAGAAGGCTCTTAAATTCAATCAAGCGACTAAACCAGTCGAACCACAAGAGTACATCTACGTAGTCACCACCGACCGTTACATTCCGGAAAACAAATACAAACCTGGTGGTGCGACGAGCTTCAATCTACTCAAGTCGAGGATGACCTCGTACAACTGTGGCAAGTCTGACTCGGATCTACACAAACCCGTCTATCTCAGAAAAGTTGTGAGTTATCGGGCTGTAGAACAGACTTTAGAGGCGTGTTTGGGCACGTTCAGAGAGAACGCAAATAAGGAACTCTACATCATTAATTTCGATTGGTTGAAAAGGTGTTTAGACGCCATTATCGACCACAACGAAGAGTTCCTAACGTTTGTCAACTTGAACCGAAATCAAATGGTGGAAGATACCTTAAATGTAACTCCTTTACACTTAGATCCAATCAACCTTGAAAGTATACACATATCATATAAACGATTCGGCGAGCCGGAGGTCGATCTAACCACGATATTTGATTCCGATATAATCGACAATTTAAGGTCTTCACTAACCTCTTTCGAACCAAACAATAATGTGGTTCATCGAAGGCAATTTGAGAACCATCTAAGAAACACGTTCCCCAGCTTTAGAATAGACCATAACAAACGGAAAATATGGGAAGTTGTCAAGACGCTTGGATCAACCATAAAAACCAACTGCACTTTTAAATATTGAATTGTAGACTCTGGTAAGTTATAAAAACGAAAAATTTTTTTCAAAAAACTATTAAATAAAATGTTGTCAACAGTCTTTAAAGAGCTGTACGATCTAGGTGTTTTGATCTTCTTGGACACCGATAACTATGTTATTAATAATGCTGTTATTGACGTGGAATGCTTCGCCAATAGAAAAAAGTTCCTAGAAATGTATACCGACCCAATAAAGGTTGGATGGGTCTTTGTATATACAAAGAGTTTTGACGATGTCATCTCAACCATCAAAGAAGATACTTGCTATCTGATTGAATTTGGCTTTAACTCTGACACGGAAAAAAAAGCATTGAAAGTAGGGAGACTTTTAACCAATTCTTTAAAAAAAAATAAATTTATAGCTCAATGGAGCGAAAAAGCTGTTAAAGGACACAAGGTCTCAACAGTCATTACTTCTGAAGATTTACCTGAAAATGTTCAAGAATTAATTAAAGAATACGAGATTGAAACAACCATATAAAGCAATTAGTTTTTAATGGCTAAACAGCCCTTAAAAAATTCAATCTGGCACCCTTACCGAAAGTAGGCCAACCCAATCAACAAAAAATTTTTAAAAAAAATACAGATAAAAAAACCAGTTGTTCCTACAAGTTTAGCCAGAAAAATGAATAATTTTTAAAGGTTAAATCAATCAACAGTATTATATCTAATTAATTTAGGTCAATTAAACTTGAAATATAAAATTTAAATAATAAATATACTTTACAAAAATGGGAATTAAATACTTTTTTAAATGGTTTCGAGACTCTTTTCCAAACACTGTTACTAAATATGGAGAATCTCAACCATTAGAAAACCAATATCCTTATTTATTATTGTTAGATCTTAATGGTATTATACATACTTCGTGTCAAAAAATTTATAAATATGGTTCGTTCGAACCAAAAAATCTGCTTAAAAAATCTCCTCCTATATTCAGCGGAGAAAAAGACCTATTGGTATTTGAAGATGTTTCAAACAGTATTAATAACCTTGTAAACTTGACGAATCCCAAAGAAATTGTGTTGTGTATAGATGGTGTGGCTCCAGTTTCAAAACAGATACAACAACGTCAACGTAGGTTTCTTTCAAAGAAAACTAATGGTGGCTTTGACTCTAACTGTATATCCCCGGGAACCGATTTTCTATATAAGCTAGGGCTCTACCTCAAATCCCAGCTAGAAATTAAATTAGAAAGTGTATGGTTAAATGTTACCACTATTTATTTTATGGATTCTTTAGTACCAGGAGAAGGTGAACATAAATTATATGATTTTTTAAGGTCTAACAAGACCAGAATTATAAGAAAAAAATTTAATATTGTTATTATTGGAAACGATGCCGACTTGATCATGTTATCTTTGCTTGTTTCCACCTTATTTTTAAAAGAAAATTTAATATATATTATAAGGGAAGATTTATACTCTAAAAAATCTGATTATTTAATGGTTGACATCAACTTATTTAAAAAAAAAATATTTGATTTTGCAAAGGCCAAACCAAACTTTAAACATTACGATTTTGATCGTGTGGTTTGTGATTTCGTAATTTTATGTTTTTTGGTTGGAAATGACTTTCTACCTCAGCTGCCGTTCTTTAATATTTATGATGGTGGATTAGACCTTGTTATGAAGTATTATTTTACAAACCCGGGATGTATAACCTTTAAATCTTCAGAATGGCGTCCTTCTTCATCTACAACAACAGATTCGGTGCTTAAAAGCACTATAAAAATTAATTTTCAAAACCTAAAGGTATATTTTGTGCATATAATAAAAAATGTTGGCACACAAGCCATTCAACACTATAAAACTCGAGAATATGGTTTTCCAAATATATTGCTTGACACTATCCTTAAAAAAGAAGGTTGTTTAAATATGGCTTTTAACCATTATTTAAAGTCGTATTCTTTACATCATAAAATTAATAATTATTTGGTCAAATGTTACCTTAGAGAAATTGATTGGGTTTTCAAGTATTATGCTTATGGAGGCTCCACAGTTGATTGGACAGTGTACTACCCGAGTCAGTTTGCTCCAACTCCCATAGATATTTTAAGGTGTTTAAAGCATAGCAAATTGCAATTAAAGAATGATGAATTTAAACCATTTACTCGTGTTGATCCTTTTTTTCAATTGTTGTGTATTCTACCTCCACATAGCTCCGATCTTTTACCAAAACCCCTCGATAAAGTATTGTTGGAGGATTTGGTTGAATTCCACCCTAAAGAAATTATAATAGATTATCAGGGAAAATTAAACGAATGGGAAGGTATACCTATACTACCACCACTAGATTACGCTAAAATTTGGGCGATTTACAAGCTTAAAGTTGACCAAATTTCTAAAGAAGATGAAAAACGCAATCACGAATCAAAACAACTAATGATTTCTGTTTCACAGTCCGATATATGAAAAAATTAATGGCGGTTGAAACTTTATTGGAATTAGTTGTAATAATAAATGGACTATACAACCGCAATTGAAAACTTTGTACGCTATAGCGTACGTTACCAAGTACTATTGGCACAACATGTGGCAAATATCTGTAATACAAAAGTGTATATCTTTGATATTAATGGTTTCTTCGACCATCCCGAAGATACCAAAGCAGAGGTTATAGATGGTGTTAGAACAATTTCAAAACAAGGGAATAGGGCAGTTTTAAGCGTAGCGGTGAAAGAATCTTTTCAAAGTAACAAGGAATTATTTTTAAAATTTGTGGATGAAAACGTAGCACTAACAGATAAGTTAGGTTTATATGTAATTGCACCATTAAAAGTAGAGGTAGAAAAAGCACCTTTAAAAGTAGAAGAAGTAGAGGTAAATGATAAAATGGTGGAGGAATTTAACCTTAACGATAATTTAGATGATATAAAGGAGGCGGTGGGGAAACTAGAAAAAATTTTATAATTATTTATATTTTTAATGGTATAAAATACCATTAACAAGAGTCAGAAAAATGAATAATTTTCTAGAAAATAAAGAGAAAACAACCACTATAATGAATTATTTAATGACGAAGGTATTTTTAACTTTAAATAGGGAAATATTTCCATATTTAAGCTTTGAGGACCACATCAGACTAGCCCAAACGTACAAGGACGAGTACATCCATATTTTGTTGTCAAAATTAAACTATACCCCACAAGTTAAAAAATGGTATACAATGACCACGGATTATGATCTTTTATTAAAAACGGTACTTGAACACCTAAATGTAAACCAGTTAAAATCTACAACTCTAAATGCTCTTCATAGGGGCTTTTGGAACCATATTTCTCTAAACTGTAGACTAAAGGAGAAATTTGTATACAAGTGGAGTCACAAGATAAATATGCTTAGATTGAAGCTTAATAAAAATTGTAGAGACTACAGCACCGAAGGTTGTTTGCTACCACGAAAATTTTCAGACAAGTTTTATGGTGTCTTCCCCGGAATGAAAGAGTACCAACCGTGCGAGTATTGTTTTGAGGATACATCATACCATTACAAACCTGTTTTTTACGAATATGAAGGATATTGGGTGTGTGAACAGTGCGACGAAGAAGGTTCGTTGTTTGGCTTTGACGGCAGGGATTTTAATCCATCTTTTGGGGATAGTGGGGGATATTTTGGAGATTATTGGCCGGAAGATCGACACTGGTCGGATGATGATAGCGACTAACCACCTTACCTTTCAGACCCGCGGGACCGAAATGAATTAGATTGACAAATTTTTAATGGTTTTAAAAACCATTAAAAATTATATTTTAGCATTGTCTCGCCCAAGACACTGCGGGCAAATATCCCATACCATAACACACAACGGGCACATTGGACTTTGTTTACAGCAACTACATTGGCTAAATTCACTCTGAAAACAAGAATGACAATAAATTTTTGTACACAACAATCCACGACACATTTGAGCACCAAACCAAGTTACTGGTTTATGACACTTTTCGCACTTTGAAATCATATTTATTATATCTCTTACGAGCGTCGAAGGCAGAGAATAAATTGATATTTTTCCTGTAAAAAATTTAGAAAATAAAATAATGGATAGTGTGTACGATAAATTGAAAATTTTGAAACAACGAGCCGATGATGCGTATTTCAACTCGGGTAGTCCGATTATGAAAGATTGCGAGTATGATGCTTTGTGTCAGCGTCTAGAATCAAATCTAAAAATTGAAGAGATAGGGTGTTTACCACCACAATCCGAGGGAAGAATAAAGCTACCCGTTCATCTGGGTAGTTTAACCAAGTTTAACGACGATCACAAACTTCAAAATTTTTTGGTTAAATTTAATCATTGTAATGAATTTGTTGTACAAGAAAAATTGGATGGTGTAAGTTGTCTTTATCACAACGATAATAATGAGATAAAATTATACACTCGCGGTAATGGTTCAATAGGAACACTTGTTACTCATTTGATTAATTGTGGTTTAAAGTTACCAAAAATAAATGAAAATGTTATGGTTAGAGGAGAGCTAATTCTCGAAAAGCGGATATTTGAAGAGAAGTACTCCAAACTTTTCAAAAATGCTAGAAATATGGTTAGTGGTCAGCTTTCAAAAAAAATACCACAATACGTTTTAGATATGGATTTTGTGGCGTACGAAGCCATTAATCCCAAGACAAAATATCAAAAATCTTTAAGTGAACAATGCCTTTTTTTACAAGAACATGGTTTTAAAGTGGTTTATAACCGTATAATTAAAAGAAAAAATATTAATCAAAAAACTTTAATGGATTATTTGAACCGTAGAAAAGATAAAAGTTTATATCAAATGGATGGTTTGGTTATAACATTAAATGAAAAATATATTCGTAACGAAGACAGTAACCCCAAGTATTCATTTGCCTTCAAAATACAAGGAGAGACAGCTGAGGTTGAAGTAACCACGGTTAAATGGAATTTGTCTAAATCTGGTAAATATAAACCACAAATTTTTATTAAACCCGTTTATTTATCAGGTGTGACTATTTCGAGCCTAACAGGTTTTAACGCGAAATATATCATGGAAAATGGAATAACAACAAGCACAAAACTACTTATAACCCGTAGTGGAGATGTTATACCACACATTATAGCTGTTTTGGAAAAAGGTCATCACAGCCCTGAGTTGCCGGAAAATAGTGTTTTAAAGTCGGTGGATTTGTACCATATTTCACCGGAAATATCCGATGAGGTTACCATTAAACAAATGGTTCATTTCTTCTCATCTCTTAAGTGCCTCAACTGTAAGGATAAAACAATAATAAAAATTTATAACGCTGGATTTAAGACTATTGAAAGCATTGTTTCGGCGTCTTCTTCGGATTTATCAAATATCGATGGAATAGGGTGTGTTTTAGCCAAAAAAATAACTTCTTCTATAAATGAAAAAATTAAGGATGCAACTACCCACGAATTATTGGCTGCACTAAATGCTTTCGGGGAAGGTATAGGTTTGAAAAAGATTGGAGGTATCGATATTTTAAAACCGGAAACAATAGTACCAGGGTTAAGTGAAACCACCATAAAAGAAAAAATTTTACCAGTATGGGATATAAGCTTAAATCGAGTTAAAAATCTAAAAATGCTAGTCGGTGGTAACATAAACCTTGTAACTAGAAACGATGATTTTTCAGGATACTTCCCTCTTAAAAATCAAATATTTGTATTTACAGGGTTTAGAGATACCACATTAGAGAAAAAGATTATTGAATTTGGAGGTAAGGTTGGTACCAGCATAACAAAAAAAACTACATATCTAGTGATGAATTCAACCACTATTCAAAAATCCACTAAAACAATAAAATCAGAGTCCTTAGGGATCAAAATAATCTTAAAAAGTGAAATGATTGATTTGTTGGATAAAGCAACCACAAATAGTCCAGAAAAAATTGAGGTTGATTACGACCATTACTCTTCGTCAGATGAAGAATAAAAACGTGTGTTTTTTATGGTATTTAAATACCATAAAAAACTACAAGTCTGGATTTGTCTCGAACTACTAAGTCACTCTTAGGTTTGAGTAAAATTCTGTATAAATAAATTGATTTGTTTGACCTTAAAAATAAATTTTTTAAAAGTTAAGATGGCATCAATCAAAATAACCAAAATAAACAATGTCAAAGAAATGATGGTTCAAAGAGGTTTTGAAACCATTAAAGAATATCAAGATTATTTTTTAGGTGAAAACACCACAAAAGAGTATTTGTATATAAAAATATTTAATGGTAAATTAGAACTTAACACTGTTAGAAAGTTTTTGTGTGTAAATTTTACTTTTGAAGATGGAAATATACTATTAAAAAATTCGTTAGGCAAAGTAATAGTTCAATTGGTCATTATTTGTACTAGTTTTCAAAATTCTCATGTTAAAGAATTTATGGATATTTCAAACCATATTCAACTAATAAGAAGTGATTTTTTTAATATTAATATAACAAAGAAGGCTCCGTTACACCAGAAAGCACCTTCGAATCTAATACGAAACAAAAAGGAGCTACCAACCATAAAAATAACAGATCCGAACTGTGTATTTTACAACTTTCAAAAAGGGGATGTGATTAGAGTTGTAAGGTCGGATGGGGACATTTGTTACAGACTTGTCAAATAAGAATTTTTAATGGTTTTTATAACCATTAAAAATATTAGAATTTAATAAAAAACGCTAGCTGCGGATTTTTTAGATTGTTTGCGGTTATACCACCACATTAGAACCATAAAGATCACCGCAATAATTAAGGCGTACAAGAACCACATTTTATACTTGTCAAACCACGACTTGATATCGGCCATATTGAAATCTTCTCTGGTTAACGGATGATATCCAATTCCTCCAGGGTGGATAGCATTAGAGTACATTCCGGTTCCTTCCGGAGAGTATTCGACAACATTGCCGTACTGATCTCTGTAATACATATTTATTAACTGGTAAATTATCATATTTTTAACTCCCCCATTTCTCTTCTTTTGTTAATTATTGGTCGATAAGAACCTTAAAATCTATCTTTCGATAGTGGTACACTTACACTTCAAATGTTATAATGTCATCCTCTTCAAATGTTTTCATAAGGTTGATTTCACCATCTCTAAACACTATTAATTTAGTATGGTTAAAATCTCTTGGAGTAAGCTTAGAACCGTGAAAATTTTGCATAGGACCAAGATATGGTTCTATTTCAGCTGTTACATCGCATTCGTCTTCGTCTTTAAAAATAATGAGGTCGTTGGACCTTTCCTTTTCTTTAAATAAATAAATATATTTTTTGGGGGTTTGTGTACCATTACAATCATAATATATTAAAGACGAGTATCCATCCTCTCTTTGAAGCCTGAGTCTGTCGTCTTTATCTAAAGAAGAGCTAACAAGTCCGTTTAACCAGTCTAAAGGTGTTTTAAACCATTTAGAATATAATTTATTCAAGTGGTACCTCGTAACCATACCAATTAAAAATACGAGTTGTGGTTGTGTTTCAGCCATTAAATAATAAAAACACCCGACCGCTGTGGAAACACACATGTTCCAGAGTAAACTATTTAGTTTTAAAAAGAAGGCACAAAACACCACCATTAACATAACAGTTTTAACAATTTGTAGCTTAAACTGTTGGTTAAACTGGTATTGTGGTAAAATACCCATATTTTGTTTACTATAGTCTGCTGTAGAAGTCATTTATTTAAGATTTTTTTTTATAAAAAATAAAAGACGACCCACACACCAATTCGGCGTTATCTCTGTGTTTAAAGTCGGCTAAGAGCTTAAGTAATCAACATCTTTACTATTGTAGCATCTCATAACCCAACAATAGTAGTAGGCATCCTCAGACGGTCTACCTGTGTTATAAGGTCCAACACGAGCACTAAGACGAGTTGAACCACGATATTTGATTCGATATAATCGACAATTTAAGGTATTCACTAACCTCTTTCGAACCAAACAATAATGTGGTTCATCGAAGGCAATTTGAGAACCATCTAAAAAATACCTTCCCTAGTTTTAGAATCGACCATAACAAACGAAAAATTTGGGAAGTTGTCAAGACGCTCGGATCAACCATTAAAACCCAACTGCACTTTCAAATATTGATGCTAAATTTTTCCAAAAAATTTTAGGGGAATTCAAATAGTGGATTTTTAATGGTTTAAACAACCTTAAATTCTCAAATAGTGGATTAATCCACTATTTTGGTTTAATGGTTTAAAAGACCATTAAATTGAAATTTTAACATTTTCCCTAGGTTACTATAGGGAAATTTCAAAACCCCCTTTATTTATTTGAAAAAAGTGTCACTGAAAGAGTTAATAAATGAAAGTGTCAATGTTTCTTATACTATTACTAGTTGTTTACACAATGGCTCAAAATCCGGTTGATTGTAGCCAAAAGTGTAAAAATAAGTTTGGGGGTTTAGTTGGTGGAAGAGCGGCTACATTTGACGACAAAAGTTTATATGGTTATTCTAACCAAAACTGTAAATGCACATGTGTTTTTCCACCATCAAACGAAAAGAACCGTTCCGGTTGTACAAAGAAATGTGCTTCAGACCCACCATCATACTGCTATTACATTAGCGTTTTGGGTTGTATTAAGAATAAAGGTGTTCTTTGTCATGAGCTACAATAAATGAAATTGTTTAAAAATATAATTACCAACTTTCTAATGGTTCATGGAACTGTCAATTTGTTGGAAACTTTACGGCAACACACGATGCCGGTAATGGTCACTACTTTCCTAATTTAGATTATTAAAAGTTTATGTTTTTAATGCTTAATAAAAGCATTAAAAACTTTTTATTTAGAATCCCAAGTCAGGGTCCTCTCCAAAGTATTTTTTAATCATAACCGCCATATTATCTTCTGCCTTGTCTATACCACATTCTTCACATGTTTTCTTGTAGTGTTCCAAGTATTCTTCTTTCAAGTTAGGGTGTTCTTGGTCCATATCTAAAATTTGCCGTCTAGAATTAAGGACAATGTTTTTCATCTCCTCAATCTTCTCTTGGTGTTGGGTATACAGGTACGCCGCCGTCGCTCTTTTTTGGTTGAGTTCAAGGTAAATTTGCAAAGGTTCTTTTTCGTTTGGATCTTTGGTTACATCCTCCTTTAAATATTCGACCTTCTTTTTAATCTCTTCAATCTGATGTTTCTCTTTTGTAGTCTGCTCTTTGATTAAATTTGAATACTTTAAATTTTCGTCTCTTTCGCGGTCCGGGTGGTCAACTTCGACCACGTTTTCTTTATTTAAAACTCTAGATTGTAGTGGTGTTGGAGAACCAATATGACATACAAAAATTTGATTGGCCGACTGATACTGGATAAGTTCTTTAGATTGTTCTTCAGCTTCTTCCAGACGATTAAAGGCTCCTCGAACCTTAATAAAGCCATAAACACCCTCTTCATCTGGTTTTGAACCACTTGTTGGATTAAATGAAAACAATGCATATTTTTGACCAGAAACCTTTGGGTCTATATATTTTCTATCTGCTTTGATATACTTGTCAACATAAAGGTCTTCAAAAGCATGAACAAGTTCATCGTCTGTCAAAGGCTTACTTTTACTTGGTTTCCAAACCTCGTGTTTTAACAAGTACGTTAAGAGAATCGACATGGCTTCTTTAACCTTTAAATCATCAACACCTTTCATATCGGTTTTGCCTTGTGATTTAAGGTGTTTCAGGATCTCTTGAACATGATGCTTAACCAGCCCATTCAAGTCTCTTGGAGAAGTCAATGAACTGCAGACCATTTTTTCTTGTTGTTTAATGATTTCATCGCACCATTCTTTAGCGCTAATCTCTTCGTTTAATAAGGTATCCATACTTCTTTATTAGTTATATTTTTCTTTATAAATCGTAAAGATTTTGTTTTTTAATGGTTCATGAACCATTAAAAATAGAGATTTCAAAACATATAATTGTGGTTTAATTGAACTTAAATATTCCTATAAGAAAGTGTTAAAACGGAATTTGGATAATCTCCTTCAGAAATAAAATATAATGGTTGATTCGCACCAATTGTAATTGGTTTTGGATAAAACAAGGTTGTTACAAGTATTCCAGGGGCGTGTTTAAGAATATGCTCCTTTTCCGTCTTTACGATTAAATTGGACGTTATTGGATCTTGAAAGGTTAGTTTAACCTCCATATCGGATGCTTTAGTTTTGCTGTATTTACACAACAAAGTAATGGACAAAACCTGCACCGAAGTGGAAAATACCAAAGATGGGAAAAAATAGGTTGTTATTTTTTTACCTTTTTCATCGTCTGCCACAACACCGGTAGAGCGAAGATGAAGAATCTCAGCTCTTTTACTTAGATCTTCTACACGAAACATTTATTATATATATCTTTTTAAGTCAAATTATTGGGAAGATTTGGAGTGTAAATCTTGTATTATTAATTTTTTCTTCAGATCTTTCAGTAAATAAATGGCAACTTCTTCAGTAAACTTTAGTATACCCAGTGCACCAACAGTGTTTGGACACGACGATTCGGGTAAATATCCGAAACTATTGACAGATTCTACAAATTTCAGAATTAAAAAAATTATGGACGACGAGAAGCTTCTTCAAGACGAAATTAAAAACCGCAATGGAATGTGCAAAAAGTATGGGCGTCTTTCAACCGTAACCGACGGTTTAGAATACTCTTTAATTTTGGCAGATATTGTTGTTGGTGTTGTAGCGGCTTCTATACCAGGAGTCGGAAATATGATATCATCAGCCACATTTTCTGGTGTAGGTTCAATTTCTGGTGTAGCAAAGCTTGTACAAAGTAAATTGAACGAGAAGAAAATGAAGCATTACAGACTCTCGGTTATCGCCTCGACTACTTTGAACAATTTACACCGTAAAATCAAAAAAGCTATAAGTGATGGTGACATTAGCCACGAAGAATTTGAAGATATTCAAAATACAATCAGTGAATGGAAAAAAGGTCCCGTATCATCTACAAAACAACCTGCTCTAAACCAGGAGACAATTGACCTTTTAAACAAACAAGCAGCCGAAAAGGCACAAAAGGAAATTTTGGAACAACTCAAACAGTTGAATATGAAAAAATAAATTTTAAAATTTTTATGATACATTGTATCATAAAAATTTATTCAAAAAAATAATGGTTTAAATATCTATTATAAATTTTATTATACTTTTAATATCTAGAATAAGAAATGGAATGGTTAAATAAGCCTTATTTTTAAAACAACCAGCCAACACGACAAAAAGTGGTAGTGTGAGCGGTGCTACTAACCCTAAGAGACACGTTGATGATATAAGTATACCTTTAAAAAGTTTCTTTAAAAACATGATGATTTATTCCCTAAACTTATTTATAAATATTATTTCAATTTACTTGGTTGTTTTCAGCTTTAATTTATTTCTTACCGGACGATCAGTTAATGTAACCTGACTTATACCATTAATAATTTCTTTTGTTGCCGTATCAATGTTTTTTACTCCGGCACTTTCAAGGATCTTTTGAACCTTCTTCTCTTTTTCTTTTTTGCTAATATTTTTCTTAATATTGGTTTCTTCGACCATTAATGTTATATGTTTATCGTTGTGCTTGAAAATAACCCCGTCTTGGTTATGATTTTTAAGATAAGAAATAATACGGTTCCGAGTGGTTTCTTCAGCCTTTTTTAATTCCTTGGTTTGATCTCTATAGTACATTAAACGCTTACATTCGTCTTCTAAAGTCATTTATTATAAATTTTATTTGTGGTTGCATTAACTCTTAAAGTTCATACTTTTTCAGAAAAGTGATTTTAAATGGAAAAAAAATTATCAAATAAAAATGGCCAACTCTAGCACAAACAATTCCAGCTGGGCTTCAGGGTCCAACTGGGCTTTTAGACCTATACAACCACTCTTTGGACCAACGTCTACTACAGCTCAACCTCAACCACTCTTTGGACCAACGTCTACTACAGCTCAACCTCAACCACTCTTTGGACCAACGTCTACTACAGCTCAACATCAACCACTCTTTGGATCAACGTCTACTACAGCTCAACATCAACCATTCTTTGGATCAACGTCTACTACAGCTCAACATCAACCACTCTTTGGATCAACGTCTACTACAGCTCAACATCAACCACTCTTTGGATCAACACCTACTACAGCTCAACATCAACCACTCTTTGGATCAACACCTACTACAGCGCAACATCAACCACTCTTTGGATCAACGTCTACTACAGCTCAACATCAACCACTCTTTGGATCAACGTCTACTACAGCTCAACATCAACCACTCTTTGGATCAACGTCTACTACAGCTCAACATCAACCACTCTTTGGATCAACACCTACTACAGCTCAACCTCAACCACTCTTTGGATCAACGTCTACTACAGCTCAACCTCAACCACTCTTTGGATCAACACCTACTACAGCTCAACTCTTTGGGGCTTCAAATATAAATCTTGAACCATTAAAGTTGCCCAAAAACAAAGTTAAAGGATTGCTGTTTATGGTTTCATTAAACCAACAAAATACACTAGATAATAGCAAATTGTTAATAAGTAACGTGTTTAATCCAACCTTAAAATTTGATTTAAATAGTTTATGGTTTACATCTCTAATTAAATTTTCAGATCCAAACTTCTTGGAGAAAAAGGTCGACCAAGACCTATTATTGTTTTCTAAATTATTTTCATGCTTATTAAAAAATTTAATGGTTGAATCAATACAAACTCCAGAACAACTATACGAATGGTTGGTTGAGAAGGCTACAAAGTTAAAAAGTAAGAGGATGTTGCTTCTCTTTACGCTTTTAGAACGATCTCGATCAAAAAGTTTTGATGATATCTTGAACCTAACAAATCCTTTGGACGCGTTAGTATCGGCTCTACATTTGTTTATACAATTTGACAATAATCCGACTAAGGTAGTTAAACATGCTTTAGAATGTGTACATCTAACACGCAAAACATTTTTGTTGGCTATGGTTGGATCTAGCTACGGAAAAGACTTTTTATCTAAAGATGATCCTCCACTATTAGACGAAATAGTTTCAAAATTAAGCCTTGACTAACTTTTATCTTTCTTTCATGGCTTTTGAAGCCATTAAAGAAAAAAATGAAATTTTAGGAATAAACTAGCCTTTGGTAGAAAATTTTTATATATTGGAACAGAGTGGGCTAGAACCATTAACAACGATGTAACTCATTTTCCGTCTGAGATTGGTGTTAATGCTTATTCGAAGCATTAAAAATATTTAAATTGAATACGAGTACTTCCATCCAAGAGTTGTAAACAGCTCTTTACATATGGTGTGATGGAACCTTTTTCTTTCCGATGTTTTTAACGTTAAGAAATCCATTTCGTGACATGGATGCCCATGTCTCTTTAAAAGTTGATAAAGGACAAACTGAGCATTAATAAAATTTTTTCTTTTTGATGCCTTTTCACCATCAACCGATGTGTATACATTGTCATAGGTTTCCGTAAGCTTATCAAAGTCTTCCAATAAGGCGTCTTCCAAATATTCTATATTGTCGCATGGTTGTCCTGTCAAAGCATGGTGGATCAGAACAATATCGTCGTAATATTTTTTAACGTCTTTTGAATCCAATTCCTTTAAAATATCTAAAATTGTGGCTCTAGTAACCTTTTCATAACGCTTTTCTTTTTTAAGGCTATCATCAACACTAATGATTTTCTTTTCAATCAATTTAACTTCTACTATGGTGTAAATTTCTTCTGGGATGTTTGTTTTCTGCTTGCCCTGGTATTGGATAATACAGTCCCTAAAGTGTACCTTTCTATTGTAAGTGTACTTGCTGGCCATATTGACCCTACCCACGTCTGAGAACGATGACGTGTTTGATATGAGCGATTGCTCTGTTGAACACACAGCACACACGGCTCTATCGTCATCTTTGATAAACTCTGTTTTGTTTCCACACACGCACGGCGGAGGACTAGTTTTGATTGAGTTGTTTGTAGACCTTATCATGAATTCAAAATTTTTAAGGGTTGTATACTCCTTTAATTTTTGAATAAATTCTTTTTTGACTTCATCTTTTTTGGTCGAGTGTTCCTTTAAATTTTTTCTATTTGAATTAAAGAATGGTATAACCATTGTTTGTTTATTCAAAGAATTATATTTTTCTATGATAGGTGCAACGTCTATAATAAAGTACTTGAGATTTTCAAATTCCCGAATTTTAATGGTTAATTCTTCTCTTAAACAGGTAAGTCTATAAATTATACGATGCCGAAGGTTAAAATTACCATTTAATAACAAATTTACCTTTCTCAAGGTCTTTTCAAATCTTTCCAGATTAATGGTTTCTTCGATTATGAAACTTTGAATCTTTGAATTGAGCTCCAAGATATCCATATTTATCGTCATCCTTTATTATATACCAAATTTGTTTATATTCAAATTTCAACGTAGTTGTGGTCCTTTTAAATCTTAAATAATAATAAAAATATTCTTATAAAGGGAGAAAAACAATCTAATTCGATCGTTCACGAAATTGAAACGAAAACTTAAAATAAATAAAAAAGATATAGTATGGAACACCTCAGCCTTGAAAAAATAAAAAAAAGAATAATAGTGGGTCGGTACGAAAAAAGAACAATTGCCAAATTTAAGGTGAATTCTTCCACACTCAATAGATTTTTTGGGACGGAATGTACAAACACATCTCTTAACCTTATGTTGATTACATCTGACCATACAGTCTTACTGTTAGAGAGAACACAATCTTTTCATTTCCCAAAGGTTGTGAAAGACCTTAAATTTAAAAGAATAAATTATAATCTACTGAAGACGTTATACACCACCGAATTGGAAAAAATAAAAACAATGATTAATTCGAACCACAGCTTTGATAAAAATATTTTTTTTGGTTTAAAAGCACCAACGCCACCAATTTATATATTTCCGGGTGGTCACAGTCACAACAACGAATCTATAATTTTCACATTGATGCGAGAATTTAGGGAAGAAACGGCCATTGATATAAACTTGAAAGAGTTAAAGTTTAATCAATCATATTTTTTTAGTCTTGAGATAGAAGACTTGTTGGTTAACAAGGACTTTAAAAATTTAATTTTCCCAGTAAAGGTTAATATAACAAGTGTTGAATTGTTAAAACGGTTTAAGAAAACCAAGCATACAAACAACCCTACATTCGTAAATATTGACGAATGCAAAAATACCTATGAAGCTCTCATTAAAGTTCAAAAATTTATAGTAAACTAAAATTTTTAATGCTTTCAAAAAAGCATTTAAAAGTACAGTTGGTTTTTATGGTCGAACCGAGCGTCTTGACAACTTCCCACACCTTTCGTTTGTTATGGTCAATTCTAAAGCTGGGGAACGTGTTTCTTAGATGGTTCTCGAATTGCCTTCGATGCGCCACGTTATTGCTTGGTTCGAAAGAGGTTAAAGAAGACCTTAGATTGTCTATAATCTCAGAATCAAAAATAGTGGTTAGATCGGCCGCTAAATCGTTTATATGATATGTGTATACTTTCAAGGTTGATTGGATCTAAGTGTAAAGGAGTTACATTTAAGGCATCTTCCACCATTTGATTTCGATTCAAGACAAAGTTTTTTTTGTTACTCTTTCAGCCATATTTATTATACTACATTTTATGGATTCATCTTCTTGGTCGAGTTTTCAAAAGTGCAGAAATTTGATTTTAGATTTAAAAAATAAAGTTAAATAAAGCTTACAATGGCTACTATTAAAGATACTACATCTACTATTGAAATTGTCGATTCTGACCAAGAATTGATTCTTCAATGTGCTACTATACAAAACTGCTTTGAGTCTTTGTCTCCTAAAAGAGACCAGCGATTCGAGACGGTTGAAACCAGTCTTTATCAAGACTTACCCGAAGATGAACTTCGTAAGATTCGTGGAACCATAATTGATAAAAAAACCAACCGGGTTGTTTGTAATGGTGGAGTTTTTCCTTATGAATACTCCGAAAACGACGAAAATAAATTTATGGAGAAGATGACCGAATTAAATCATAAACTTGAAGATATGGATGTTGGGTACTCTTTTGAAGGAACGGTTATTCGAATTTTTTATCATGGAAAATGGTACATTTCAACCCATAGAAAATTAGATTCCGGAAGGTCCAAATGGGGTTCAAACAATTCTTTCAAGGATTTATTTGAGAATGCTTTAAAGGAGAATTACAACCTGTCTCTGAAAGACTTGTTCACTAGATTGAATTTAAGATGCCAATATACCTTTATGTTGATGGCTGATGAAAATACCCGTTTTGTATGCTCTCCTAAAGGTTTGAAAAAGGTGTATTTTCTTGGTTCAACAGATCCAGAAGACGCTTGTTTAAAAATTGATGGTTTACCCAAACCAAAATTTGAAGACATGACCATAACTTCCATTTTTGGCTTTGCGAAAGGTTTAAAGTATCCATTTGACTATCAAGGAATTCTATTGACTCATACTAGTGGGTCTCAATACCGGATTGTGAACGAAGAATATATCAAACTTTTTAAGGTTCGAAACAACGAGCAAAGTATTCCATATAGATATCTTCAACTTAAAACTCAAAACAACCAGGAAATGATTGAGTTGCTAAAACAATTGTATCCACAGTATATTTCTACCTTTAACCTATACGATGAAAACATTTCAAAACTTGTGGATCTAATCTTCCAGGAATACAATAAGAGAAAACAAAGGTCCCTTTTACCAGAAAATTTACAAACTGTTGTACAAATTGATCAACGAGTGTACCTCTTCATTAAAAATAAACTAATAAATAAAGGCGTTGTCACTCCAGAAAAAATATTGGATTTGTTATTGCTCGAAGAAGCTTCAAATTTGAATAATATGATTAAAGTTGTAAAAATGATCAACTACAAACATGAAAAAGAAGCTCAAAAGTTGGTAATCGACTTGAGTAAAGTTGACCTTAACAAAACACCAAACAATCCAATTCCAGAATCCAGTACAAATGCACCTAAAAAGAAGCGAGTAAAGTACACAAAGGTTCCGATTGAGTTTATATGTAGAAAAAAATTATTTTAAGTTGAAATAAACCATTACTACCAACCTTCCATATCCTTTTTCCCATCTTTCTTTTATGGCTTTTAAAGCCATTAAAGAAAAAATGAAATTTTTAAATAAAAAAACTAATACAATAAAGATGGAAATGACTTCTATTTCGAAAATTAATCTATACTGTCAAAAATTAAAGTTGACCCCTCCATATTTTGAAACTTTAAAAAAATGTGGTGAAGATCACCATCCTACTTTCCAAGTCAGTTGTACATTTGAAAAGTGTGTTGAAATAGGTGAAGGTTCAAAATTAAAAATTGCTAAAGAAAACTCTGCGTTGAAAGTGGTGGAAATGCTTGAATTGGACCAAAAACTTCAAGAGCTAAATGAAGGAATTAAATACACCGTTGAATCCTATGGTGTACCATTAAAGGATATATACGAAGAGTATAAAAACGAGTACATTTTAACCATAAAAAAGAAGGTTGGAGACTCGTCAAAGATTAAAAAATTTAAGGTTTGCATTACCCAAGAAATTGAATAGTTTTTTAATTTATTTTTAATGCTCTTTTTGAGCATTAAAAATTTTGTTAGTGTAAATAAAAAATGATTTTTTTTGAAATAAAAAATTTAGGTTATAAATATGGATAACTTTGAGCTTACAGAGTGTATTTATGAGTGTATCAAAGATACATTTTATTACGGTGTATTCGGGGACTTTAAACTGGGTATAGACAAGGCTTCCTATATTTTTGGGCAAGGGTATACCCTTCGGGAAATATTCAAATTTCAAAATAATGGTACAATATACCATTATTTTGAAATAGTGGATTAATCCACTATTTGTATTTTAATGGCGCTGTAGACCATAAACTCATCCACCGGATACCCTTTAATGCAACCAAGTTGTGTGATCAAGGTGGAAAACGCTTCAGAGATTGGAAGGGGTTTTAGAAAAATCAAAAAAGATGGTTGAATACTACCATAAAAGCTGCCGCCAGAATTCTGGCGGCAGCTACGAAGTTAAGCTTCAAAATAACGATAAACTTAATAAACAAGTTACAGGTACATACGTACCTAAAGAATTAATCTTGGATATATCTTCTTGGATCTCAATAGAGTTCTACGATAAGTGTAACAAGGTCGTAATCAACCACTTTGTTAAAGAATTTAAAAAGATGGATTGAAGGTCATCAATGACCAAAAATATGATGTTTAAATAATTAAGATTTTTAATGCTCAAAAAGAGCATTAAAAAATTTATTTTCTTGTTAAAATTTTATCTGAATATCCACGGTACTCTTGACAACCAAATTTAAAGTTGTCTATTAATGGTGCCTTGTAGTAGAAGACGCACTCTTTCCAATCGTTGGTATTGGTGGTATTTTGTATGTACAACGCCGTGTAGTCACCGGTGATGGTATCCATTATTTGTTCAAATAAATTAAAAGATGGTATGATACCAGCATAATTTTCATACAACCTCTTGCGTATGGCTACATTTGACTCTCTGAATATAAAGACTCCATCAATGTTTGATCTTATATGGGGTTTTACGTCAAGAGCGTACTGGAGTGAAACTATGTACAGCATTTTCCAATGTCGACCGTTCTTGAATAGACCAGGCTGTGGCGGTTTATTGAACACGCTAGGATCGTCCATACAATCGTCGACTATAAGCATTGTCCACGGGCACAACATATGCTGCCTGGCACCTTTTTGTCTAACGATACAGTTTGATAGAGCTTCAGGGTCATATTCATCAAAGATGTAAGCATTTGGTATAAACTTTTTATAAAACCCAGTCTCCGACTCTGTACCAGACATCGCTAAGGCGACCGGTATAATCTGACTCTTGTTGTAGAACAACGCTTTTATAAGTGTAGATTTGCCACTGCCAGGCTTACCTATGATAAAAATTTTAGACCCACCTTGGTTCAGGTCCATGTAGTTTCTAGGGTTAGGATTCAAGAGATCCAAGTCTAAAGGTCTGATATTGATGGTATTGTCGTTGTCGGCGTTCATATTTATTATAGGGAAGATTTGACTGGTCTTGCTCTTTTTTCTTGAAACCAAAATTGAATTTTATTATGGTAAAAAATACTATAATAAAGTATATGAAAATGTCTACTAAAATTGGGTATATTTATGCCATTGAAAACAACTTTGATGCAAGCGTCTATATAGGGTTAACAACTAAGCCTATAAAGGAAAGGTTCGCTAAACATCTTCAAGACGCAAGGTCAAAGTATGCTAGTTGCATCTTACACAAATTTATGGCTCTCCACGGTCCTGAAAACTTTTCTATAAGAGAACTTAGAAAGGTTCAATACACCTCATTGGTAGAGCTACAACTCGTCGAACAAGAGTGTATTAAGGACTTTGGTGACCTTAATACCGCCTATAACTCTCGCTCTTACGAGATGGCCGGTATCACCTTTGACAAAGTTATAAGAGAGCGTAAACCACAGAAAGAAAAGGTTGTCTTACCACCATTACCTCCCAAAGAAGATATAATGGAAATTGCATACGAGGCCGAAGCTATCCCAAACAAAAAAATACCAATAGACCACTTTATAAGTCTGTTCATAGAAGAAGATCGTAACTATGGGAAGATCTTGGATGATCTAACTGTAGAAGGGAATATACTTGTGGGAAGACTGGTTTTAGAGTGGTTTGGATATGAGGGTGAAGCAAAGGACCAAAAGAAGGCGTTTATAAAGATGCTTCAGCGCAATGATATTTATTATAATCAATTGACTGGAAATAATACAGAAGTTAAGCTGTATCCTTCTATTAAAGACGAAATTAATACAATGGCTAAATGTGACGTGGTTAAAACAAAATTCCTAATTATGGAACCAAACGACCTTAAGATGGCAATAATGCAACTTAAGACTAAGAATGGTCACATCATCCGACAATACTATATAGACCTTGAAGAGCTCCTTAAAACGTACGTTGAATATAACAATGAAAAAACAAGAAGAATACGTGCGATCTTTAGGTATCTCCCTGGAAGAAGTCAAAGATCAGAATGAAGAGCTACTTGATAGTAACAAAGGACTCGAGAAAAATGTTAAATGTCTTGAAAAGCAGAATAGTAATATTCAACGTAAGTTGGGCATCGCGGTCGAAGATCGCGCACCTCTTCCAGCCAACGAAGACAAACAAGAGAGGTTTGTTCTACTTAAAAGAAATGATAGCCAACATTATCAATACTATACCATCAGAGCTCAATTTGGGTACACAGAGCGTCGAATTAGGACGCAAAGAACCCTATTTCCGGATATGGAAATTTTACTTGATTTTAAAGCTAATCCAAACTCTAAAACTTTATATAACCGAATTAAGGATGAACTTAAGGCTAAAAATGTTCAATTTAGCGGAAACAATATAGATCTGGAAGAGTCCGAGGTTACCCAAGAAGAATTCGTCAACGAGATGATGACCATCAACGACCAAAAATACAATGTTCAATAATATATTATTTTTAATGCTCTAAGAATAGAGCATTAAATTTATTAAGCTCAATATGTTTTAGTTGTACCATTCCTTTTTATAATTATTTTTTCAATTTTATAGTCAACGACAACCTTTTCAGAACTAACGCTTGAAGAGGTATCGGTAACCTTTGGAATTGAAAATTTGTTACGATATTGTTGTTTCTTACCAACAACCGTAGTCCATCCATTGTTTGTGCCTGGCTCCATTTATTACTCTCAAAATTTTACAGAGTAATAAATGTCGTATCTACTTTCCCCTGTCCTATACCTAGAGACCAAGGATTTTAATAGTAACTTGAACCTTAAACATTTTAAAAATAAAACATGTGTCGTTATGGTTCAAGCAAACTTTTGCGGCCACTGTACCAGTGCCAAACCACACTTTCAAAAGTTTGCCGAAAAAAATAAACCAAACGTGGTCTGTTTGACCATAGAAGGAGACGATAATACACCTGAAACTGAAAAACTACTTAATATCGTCAAAAAATTAAAGCCGTCGTTTGGAGGGTTCCCAGACTACCTTTTGTTTAAAAATAATAAATTTGTTCAGAAAGAAATTAATGGTAGAACAGAGGAGGCGTTGGAAGAATTTATAAAATAATTTTTTATGGTTTTAATGATTACAACAATCATTAAAATTTTTAGTTTAATCTGTTGTCAATTTGTCTATAATTTTTAATAGTTGTTGTTTTTTTTGATCCATTCTACACATTCCCCTATTAAAATCAATTTATTTTTAAAGTCTGTACAGACTTTAAAAAATGACATTTCTAATTTGTTACAGTTATAGATTGATTTGAACTATCAACGGCAATAGTTTTATTAGAGATTACGGCATCCTTCAACTCTTGAATCTCTTCGGGAGAATCTGTTTCTGTTGTATATTCACCATTATCTTCTTGTAACATATTAAATATTTTTTTTGGGTTTACTAAAGGTTCGGTTACACTTGTTTCCTCTTCATCTTGCTCTTCATCTTCATCTGTGGGAAGAGTCGTACTCGCCGTGGGAAGAGTCGTACTCGTTGTGGGAAGAGTCGTATCGGTTACAGTCGTACTCGCCGTGGGAAGAGTCGTATCGGTTACAAGAGTCGTACTCGCCGTGGGAAGAGTCGTATCGGTTACATTCAGAGTCGTATCGGTTACATTCAGAGTCGTACTCGTTGTGGGAAGAGTCGTATCGGTTACAAGAGTCGTACTCACCGTGGGAAGAGTCGTATCGGTTACATTCAGAGTCGTACTCACCGTGGGAAGAGTCGTATCGGTTACATTCAGAGTCGTACTCACCGTGGGAAGAGTCGTATCGGTTACAGTCGTACTCGCCGTGGGAAGAGTCGTATCGGTTACATTCAGAGTCGTACTCACCGCGGGAAGAGTCGTATCGGTTACATTCAGAGTCGTACTCACGGGAAGAGCCGTACTCGCCGTGGGAAGAGTCGTATCGGTTACATTTAGAGTCAGAGTCGTATCGGTTACATTCAGAGTGACAACATCTACTTTTTCGGTTGTATTAGTTACATTTGTTGTTTGGTAGTTGTACACCATATTTAATCCAAATACTGTCGTTAGAATCAAGGTTAAAATTCCAGATAAAATAACCACGAATTTACAATATTTCGCCCATAAAGTATTTGGTCGTTTGGACTTATAATTAATTGTTTTCTCGATATCTTGAGAGACCGATGTATAAATTGACTTTGATACCATTTATTACTCTGCAAAATCTTAGTAACAAAAATAATTTGAAATTTTGTCACCAAAAAATTACATAAATAAATAATGGATCTACAATACTATAAACTGTTTAACGAAGATACTTCTCAAGGAATTGTTGGTCTATTAAGACCTTTCAAGGATTCTTCTTCATCTAAAAGGTCATCCAAAGCTAAAAAATCACATTTTAAAATTTTCAGTATAGATAACCACAATATGTCACAGTCGGCAACCGATTACTTTTTTGTTGTGGATGAACCTTCTTACAAGATGTATGTTTTCAAAATTTCAAAAGATGTTAATACTCTGTTGGACCACGAATTTAAGATATCGAAAAGCTTGGAAGAGTTAAGCCCTTTTCTACCACATTTTAACAGGATTCTCGAGATCAAGAGAAATATAAAGTGTCTCTTACCTGAAAATAAAAAACAACGGAGTGGTGACTTTAATCCATTTATCAAGTACAACTGTATAAGGGATGTCTCCGTGATCGAATACATCCCTAGCAAGATGACACTTTTAAAATATCTTCAAGAGACTAGTTTTACTGGTTGTTCCGAAGCTTTAATTCATCAGCTAATCATAGCTTTGTTTGTGGCCCAACAAGAGGTTAATTTTACCCATTACGACCTTCACTTGGAAAATGTTTTGCTGAGAAGATGCTTAAAAAGAACCTTTTTCTGGTATAAATTTATGTACGAAGGAGCGTTGATCGAAAGATTAATATTTACCAATGGTTACTTTCCAGTTATATTTGATTACGGTTTTGCCTACACCAAAGGGTTAGAAAACACCAATTACAACAATAGTACATTTTTTACAAATAAAGGTTACACTCCCTTTATGTTTGACGAAATTAACGATTTTAAAACATTGATGGTTAGAATGGCCTTTGTAAAAAATTGTCCCAAAAAATTTAAAGATTTGGCCGAAAGCACCTTTTTAAACTCAGACAGTATTAAATTTAAATTAGACCGAGAAACAGGTTGGATTAAGAGCGCTATTTCTAGCGCTGGTAGAGTTGTTTGTAATAGGTTAAAAAAGACCATTTTAGATATAAATAATGATTATAAAGAAAATTTTATTTTTATGGAGCTTGATAACGTTGTAGAGTTGTTTGGAATTTTGATTAAACTTCCAATTGAAAAGGAACACAAGAACCATTTTACAAAAAAAACTATTAAAGATAGTGTTTCAACCTTTATTCATGAATGGAATAAAATAGACGCGTGGTTTTCAGAAGACTTTGCGGACGACAAATTAAATATTATAAAAAGGATGTTTGAAGCCGTAAATAATTTGATTGAAGCGGAAGAGGATGAAATCGTCCGTAACTTTAAATTAAAATTATTTGAAGCTTTTGATGGTTTTGGCGAGTTTGTAAATGTTCAGGGAGTAGATTATGGTGCTCTGCTATCATCAATTATAGAAATTTCAAATTTTATAGAAGACATTGTCTATACTGAAATTCAACGCTACAAAAAATTGTTTAACCTGACCAGCTGTATGGATGGTTGGAACCTTTTTAACAGTATAGAAGAAAAGGTAAAGAGCGATCTACCCTGTATATTCCAACCATCCGATAATGTAGTTTTATTTGATTGTGTGGAGCGGGCAACCTCATCTTTTGAATTGGTAGATCAAGATATAATTGAAGCCTTAAATATAGCCGGAAGTTTGGAAGCTCAAATAGGGTTATTTAACAGCTTGTCATGGGAAAAATTTAATTAATCCAAGAAAAATATTTTTAACGGTTCTTAGAACCATTAAAAATAAATTTAAGTCAAACTTCAACCTAACGTTAGACTCTTGCAAAAATCTATTTTTAATGCTTCAAATAAGCATTAAAAATGTCTGTTTATCCTTTCTTCAAGGAGGATGGTATCTAACTGTTTAAATATATTTTTATAGACAAAAGTCTCCCTAAAAGACTTTAAAAAATTAGAGTAGACAGAATACTGGTGGTGCAATTCCAACTCTAAAATAAGGTAGTAATAATCCAAAGCTATGAAAAATAAATTTTTTTGTTCGATAGAAATTTTAGGTTCTTCTGAACCTTTTTTATATATTTTTAAATTCAAGTCGTATAAAATATTTTCAAGGTTTGTTTTGTCCAAATCAAGCAGATAATCTATATCCGATTTCGACAAACTATTCTTCTCCTTGTACCAATAATAAATTTTAATATTATTTAATAAAGATCGAATTAAACCTTTCTTTTTGTGGGAATTGTTTACATGTTCAAGTTCATCATTGACATCTAAAATTTTTTTTAGTTTTAAAAAGGTTGGTTGTCTACCTAAACAGTCGTCGGTAAATTTTTTGGGTTGAATTTCAATATCAAGGTCGTTGTGGTACCTTTGAATGATAAAAGTTATAAATTTGTATGGAATTAGATTAGATACACCTTTTTGCAGAGACTTGATGTGATTGTTGGTTAATAGGTCCACGGATAAGTTTGTTTCCGACTTGAAAAATAATAAAAGGTCTGTGATACCTTTAAATATAGACAAGTTCTTATTTTGGACCACGTCCACACAAAACAGGAGGAAAACATAAATATCGTAACCAGGCGATAGATAGTTAAAAATACCTTTTGTTTCAAGGCTTTTTTGACCTAAAGTTTGCCCTTTTGTACAAACAGATGAAAGGCCAAAATCAATCATAACCGGCTTATATGGACTATTAATGGTGTATTGATAACCATACAATGAAATTTTTATTGGGTTATCCTTGGTATGAACCAAAATAACATTGTCCGTGTGAAGATCATAATGTGAAAAATTTAACTTGTTTTGGGCTACTTCTAACCCTAATAAAATCTGAAAGAAAATGTTTAAAAAGTCCTTAAAAGTACTCTTTTTGTCTATTAGAAAATTTTTAAGGTTAATACCATCTATAAATTCGGTAGCTATATGAAACTGGTTTTTATACTGAAAACAACCTAAAGTTCTAACAAAAAATGGCGATTCGTTTATAATCTTATTAAGGTTAATTCCAACACAAAAATCTCTTAAAGTAATCTCGTCAAATCTAGATGTTTTCGCCCTTTTAATCACAACATAAAATTTGTCAAAAAGTAAGCTTTTACTAACCACTCCTTGTTTACTTTTACTTCCGAATGGTTTCAAGTCAGTTAACCATTGATGCTTTTTTAGAGAGTGGTTAACATTGTCCTTGCAACAAAAATTAAAAGGAATACTCATATCTATGGTGGAAATTGTCGCTAGAAAAAATAATTTTTCTAAAACCTCAGAGTCAACCATTTCCTTTGTTAGTTTTAATGGTACATTTTCGTCAAAATATTCTAAAAAAGGTCGAACCTCTTTTAAAGTGTAATTAAAGTAAGAGTGGCTTAAAGTAGCTATTATTTCTTCCTCTTTCATTTATTCTTTTCAATTTTATACTTGTTTCTTTAACCCTTTCTAGGTAGACCTAGAAAGGGTTAAGCTTGTGTTAACTTTGGCTGACCGAATTGAAAGGGCTAGGCCAGTCGAGACCTCAAGGTTGGGTAAAGCCCCACCTCGGGCGTGGCCTTTGGCCACGCCGGTGAAAAAGTTAAAAACAATTGTATATCTGTTGCGGTAAGACCAACGCTACAGAATTTATTTTAAATAGTTTGGTAGGTACAGGCTTCATAAGTAACCTAATTTTATATATAATTTCGTTTGCGCTAATAGGTTGTGTCTGACCTTCTCTAAAAAAGCCTAAGATAAGCTTTTGAATGTGGATAATTTCGTCCATAAACATGAACCACAATTCGTAATAGAGGGTATCGACCAAACCCTTAAGATTTTTATAATTGACTCGATAGACTTGGTTACGTGCGACCTCTAATTTTTTCAAATTTTTTTCAGCTCTAGTTATGGCTGAATTAAGTATAAGTAAAGATTCAAGCTTAATTGAAGCCTTGACATTTGTATTAATATTTTTAAAAGTTATGGCGACCTTTTGATTGGAATTCATAACTCTGGTTTAAATGGTTATTTTTTAACTATAAAAAATATAAACGTTTCTATGTACAAAAAATTTTTATCTGAAATATTGCTACTAATAAATTAAACATGTCTATGTCTTCATCGAATATAACCTCGGGGTTTATTGATATCGCCACTTTTGACGAGATCGAAAAGTATATGTATGGTGGTCCGACTGCCACGGCATACTTTGTAAGAGAAATCAGAAAGTCGACTTGGTTCACTCAAGTACCTGTTCCACTTTCCAGAAATACAGGCAATGCTGCTTTCGGCCAAGAATGGTCTGTTTCTATCTCTCGTGCTGGAGACTACCTTCTACAAACATGGGTGAGAGCCAACATTCCTCAGGTTACTCTTAATGCTCAACTTGCTCCTACATTCGCTTTGAGATGGACCAAAAATTTAATGCATAATTTAATCCGTGAAGCAACCATTACTTTTAACGATTTGGTAGCTGCTCGTTTCGACAACTATCATCTCGATTTCTGGTCTGCCTTCACCGTACCGGCTAGCAAAAGAAATGGTTATGATAATATGATTGGAAACATCTCTACTTTAATCAACCCTGTTGCTCCTGGTGGAATTCTTGGAGGCCCTGGCGGAACCAACCTTAATCTCCCACTTCCATTCTTCTTCTCCAGAGATACTGGTGTGGCCCTCCCTACAGCCGCTCTCCCCTACAATGAGATGCAAATCAACTTTAACTTTAGAGATTGGAATGAATTGTTAATTTTGACCAATAGTGCTTTGGTACCACCAGCGAGCCCATATGTTCCAATTGTGGTTGGAACCCATATTGCCGCGGCCCCTGTTCTAGGACCAGTCCAAGTATGGGCCAACTATGCCATTGTTTCCAACGAAGAGCGTAGAAGGATGGGTTGTGCCATTAGGGACATTCTTATTGAACAGGTCCAAACAGCACCACGACAAAACTATACTCCTATTACGAATGCCATGCCAACCTTTGATATTAGGTTCTCACACGCCATTAAAGCTTTATTCTTTGCTGTCAGAAATAGAACTGGTAGTGCTGAATGGTCAAATTATGCCACATCTTCACCGGTTGTTAACGTTCCAAACGTTAACTTTGCTCCTGCTGGTTCATTTGACCCTATCGCCAATACAACTCTTATCTACGAGAACACAAACAGGTTAGGTGCAATGGGATCAGATTACTTCTCTCTGGTCAATCCATTTTATCATGCTCCAACTATACCATCAGAGATTGGTTATCACTTGTATTCGTACTCTCTACACTTTTACGACCTCGATCCTATGGGTTCAACCAACTATGGTAAGTTGACCAATGTTTCTATTGTTCCACAAGCTAGTCCAGCCGCTATTACCGCTGCTGGAGGTGCTGGAGGTCAACCAGGATCAGATTATGCACAGACATACGAATTTGTTATTGTTGCTGTCAACAACAACATTGTCAGAATGGTTTTGCCAAAACTAGTTCTGAACAGGCGGAAGTGGTCTCGCGAGGGACCGATGGTAATGGTTTGTTAAACCATTCCTTGAATCGTGAATTAACATGATACTTTGGTACCGTCTAGTCGGCTTATGGTCGGGCTAAATCAGATCTTTGGATCTGATTCAAGTGGCTATAAGTGGTACGTCGACGACAGTCGACACCTAGTGATTTAGAGGTTATTTTAACCTTTACATCGGAACAGGCAAGGTTGATGAAAACGGTCAAAATTCAGATAGTTTCAAGAGGACTATGTGGACAAGACCGTCGGTGTAGCTTAAGGGTAACCTTAAGTGAGATCGCTATCGACTGGGTCATCAACCGGTTGTCCTAGGGTCAAAAAAGACCGTTAGGATGGCTCAATGTACAGTCAGGCCATTGTAAGGATATTAAGGTCCGAGCAATGCTTATGTGATCAGGTGGATTGAAAATTGATACCTGGGAAGCATAAGGAGGATTATTAAATTTTAATGGTCCTTGGTAACCGTTCAGGAGGCGCTCTTGGTTTCCCTGTGTTATAAGAAAATTATGGTTATTTCAACCTTACAAAAATACAAAAAAATATTTACAAAAAATTTTTTATGCTTACAAAAAGCATAAAAAATTACATGTTACTTTATCCTTGCGTATGACCTTTAATTCTTATAGGGTTGGAACAAAAGTATAGTTGTATCCTCCTATTTACAAAGCTATTTGGTAGTGGTGAAGATGAATCAATATTAAGTAGTAAATAAATGGCTTATAGATGTAATCCGTGCAGACACACCTCTGCGCCTTTTCCAATTGCTAGATCTGTATGGGATATGCACCAAAACGCATACTTTTGTCCAGATTGTGCTGGTGACTATACCTTATCTACAAACAAGTATCCAAACCCACCTCCTCCAAAAGGAAACTGTGGTTGTGGTTGCAAACCATGCTGTTGTAGACCATTGTGTGACTACAAACCCCATAAACCGTTAATGGGAGTCGATCCTTGTTTTCCACCACATCCAGCGGTTTCTCCTCCTGCATGTGTTGGACCGCATCCTCACCTTGTACCACCACATGTAGTACCACATCCAAACCATCCAGTAGTAGTACCACACCCGGTACCCCATCCAAACCATCCAGTAGTACCACACCCAGTAGTACCGCATAACCCAGTTTCTCCTCCACATGTCACACCGGTACCAAAGGCCGATGCCAAATCTTTAGCATCTTTTTTCTTCTTTGAATAACCTTTCAGGTATAAAATATTTTTTTTAATGCTTATCGCAAGCATTAAAAAAATATAAAGCAATATACCAAAATATTGCAAGTAATAAATGAATTCTAAATATGGTGAAAAGTACCAGTTGCCTGCAAATACGAAAGAAATTCTAAGTTTAGCTTTGGGTGCAGCATTAGTTTTTGCTTTACTCCCAACCGACCATCGTAAGGCTAAAATACATATGACATTTGTATGGTTGATTTATAGCATAGTTTATAACGATTTTGTGATAATGTCGATATGTTTACTTTTAATAACTTTGAATTTGGTCGAATAATTTGTGTTTTAATGGTTCCAACTCTCTCTATTGGCTTCGACATCTAATTTAACTGGAGTTTTGGGTGGGGTTGTAGACTATACTTTTTATTAAAATTTTTAATGATACCAAGTATCATTAAAAATTGTTTATTTTTGCATAAATTTTAAAGCTTCCGGGTGAGCTTTAATCACGTCAAATTTAAACTTTTTGAGGTACAAACCTTCAAGTGTTCTAACTCGTGACAGCGCGGTGTATGCCTGACCATACTCAAAAGTCTCGTTCAAATCTATACTCACGCAGTCCAATGTCGATCCTTGACACGAGTGAATTGTTAAAGCATATGCTATTTTCAATGGTATCTGAGTAGCATAACCAACCTGTTTAACTTTTCCATTTCTTAAGGTATGAAACAAGTTAAATTTTATAGGTTTAACCGTAGAGGTGGTTCCATTCACCCATTGTACAATTGGATAGTCTTCTGGTGTAAATCCAGTTATAATACCTCTACTACCGTTAACTAATGTAGGACCAATATTATAGGTCAACATAACCTGGGTATTCTCACAAACTTGTAAGGTAATAGGGATCGTAGAATTTTTAATAAAATTTTTAACAATGTAATCAAAAGATATGGCGCATTCCTCCTCTTTGAACGTCATTTCGTATTCTCTAAATTCAAATCCTTGTTTGGCCAACTTGTTTAATGATTTTTCGTTCAAATCAGCTACGGATCTACGCGTGCAAAATAATTTGGTTGGTTTAACCTTTTCCGAAGGAAGTATCTTAAATCTAGACGACAAGATCTCTTTAACCTGATAATCAACAACACCAACTCTAATTTTATTTAAAACATTTTTAAAGGTAGAATCAACCTGTCTAACTATATTTCTCAATTCTATGGTTTGATCTATGCACCGATTAAATTTTTTACTATGAATAATTAAGGTAGAATTTTGACTTACACATGGTAGTTGAAATAGGTCTCCGGTGACCACTAATTGAATTCCCCCAAATTTAAGATTGTTTTCCCTCACCATTCGAGCTACTTTTTCAAGTTTATTAAAAAGGTCTGGATGAAGCATACTTATTTCGTCAATAATTAAAAGCTTTAATTTCAACCATAAATCTCTTTTATCATTATTTCTAATTATTTTATCGTATAAATCCTCCACATCGTCGTTTCCTAAACCGATACCCAAAAAAGAATGGAGCGTTGATCCACCAATATTAAGTGCGGATATTCCCGTGGTTGACGTTAACCCTATTAGTTTATTTTGTTTGTTGGTTTCGACATAATGCTTGATTAAGGCCGATTTACCCGTTCCAGCGGGAGCATTTATAAAAATATTTTTTCCAGACTCAATCAACCTCAAAACATACTCTTGTTCTGGATTAGGCACAAAGGTGTCTGTAACTGGAGTGGTGTTATACTTCCAATATTCGATCCAAAAGTATGGATCGCTAACCCATATAATATTATCATACGGTAATCTCTTTAGTATATTAATTTTAATTTTGTATGGTAAAGACGAAGCATATTTTTGCAATCCATCAGTCATATTTAATGTTTATTTAATGTTTATTTATAATCATATTTTAAGGGAAAAAATTCAATTTTAGTTTACAGGCTTAACCCTTTCACTGACGTGGTGTCTTTTGCCCTTTAGAGTTCAAAGTGGTAACATTTTGGAATCAAAAGAGTTAAAAGGTCATACTTAACCATTCGGAGCCTTTTATCCAGTTTTTATAAATTTGATATAGTGCATGATCCGTATTCTCCTTAAATAAAATATTTAATAATTTTATGGCTGCAATATCCTTAAAAAGTATAGTAAAAATTTTATTTTTTATGGTGACCTGTTCAGGGTTACATTTAACCATTTCGATGATTTCATTTGCAATTTTTTCGAAAAGGTTCTCCGACCCAAAACAAAAATATTTCAAGTTTAAGCCGCATTCCAACGCTGAAACCGAAGGATGAGATATATAAAAAAGTTGGTTTAACAACACCTTTTTCAAATCTAAAGGTGGTTCTTCTCGACTTTGCATTGTATATTTATTTATAAATAAAAGACATGATGGAACTGGTAACAATTTTTTATAGCAATTATTCAGGTAATTGTAAAGCTCTGTTTCAATATTTAAAAAATTCAAATTTAATGAATAGTTTATCCATAAAATTTATCAATATAGACAATTCAAGTATCAAAGAAGAGATATTGAAAAAAATTGACGTTGTTCCTGCTATAGTAGTCATTGATAACGACCAAGCATCACTATATAGCGGAGAGAACGTGTTTGAATGGTTTTACCAATTTCACAGTACACTTGTGGCTCAACAACCGACTGCGACGGTCGAATCAAAGAATAATTTACATTTACAGTCGGTTGAAGACCAAACTAACCATAAACCGACAGAGTCTCAAAGTAGTGTGGTTCAAAATGAACCACAAAATACAAAAACAATCATGGAGATTGCTGCAGAAATATCAAAAAACAGAAAGAAAATGGACGGTTAAATTAAATGTAATTTTCAGAAAATAAATGGCATCTGGAATAGATTTTAAAATAGTTGATCCCGTGGATCAATTAATTGCTCGTGGATCTGGTGGGGGTGGGGGTGGGGGTTTACCTTTAACCGGGGGTACTTTAACGGGTAACTTGGTTATGCAAGTTCCCTCCATCGTTTCACAGTGTCAACCACCAACGGGTCCTTGCGACCTTACGAATAAACAATACGTGGATGGGTTGCTCGCGGGAGGTCCGTTTCTACCTCTCGTGGGCGGTTCTCTATCGGGCAACCTAGTTTTGGCCGGAGGCGCCAAAGCCCAACAAACACAAACTCCTACAGTCGGTGACGACCTTGTAAACAAAACCTATGTTGATGGAGCTTTTCAAGCTAAAAAACCGGCAGCTGTAACAAACAATATAGCTGCCTTTGGCGCTGGAGCAGACCTTGGACAGACCATTGATTCCGGTGTACAAATAAATGATTTGGTTGTGGGTATAAACACCTTATTTACATCGGATAAAACAATGTCTCAGATTAGAAAGGCGTTTTTTGTTATAAGCAATACTGCACCTGCGGGTATTGCTCCTAAGGAGACCGCAAACTTATTCATTAGTAATGATCAGATTGGACCATCCGAGTGGCCTGTGCCACTTCCCAACGATGGTACAGCTTTCTCCGTTAATGGTTCCGGTGTGGTTAGTATTACGAATCTGGATACCGGAAATAAGACGTATAGGATAACCTTTATCAGTGGTGGTTTGAACGAACAATCTGGACCTCCCGCTTTGGATGGCACAGTCGAAATTCAATTCTTTGATGAAACCGGTGGGACTCCGACTCAAGTAGGCCTTACAGACCATTTAAGATGTTTGGCAAGTGCTACTTTACCACAATTTGTGAATAAAGTTGTTAATACAATTACTGTAAATATAGGTCCAGTTGCACCAAATAATGTTTTCTCGTTTTCTGTGGCGGCAACCAACCTAACAGCTACAAAAGTTATTTTGGACCCGGACGCGCCTCTTTTCGACTCGTCAAAACTTGTTATCGAAAGAATATGTTAACCTTTACACTATAATATTAATTTTTAAAGCTTTATAAAGCTTTAAAAATTTAAATATTTTTTAAAATATTTTCAACCTCACTTTTAACCTTATTCAACGGTTGGTTGGCGTCAATAATATAAACGTTTTTTAAGGTTGCTATTTCCTTATTATACTTGTTGTTCAAAAGTTGAAGATAATCCAATTTTAATGATCTTTCGGCAGCACGATCTCTCTGTAAAATTCTTTGATAAGCAACGGCTGTATCAACCTTTAAATATATAAATAAATCTGTTGTAAAAGCAATCTTGTCGTAAAACGAAGAATAAATTTCGTATTCTAATGGTTGAATGTGACCAGCTTCAACCAACATTTCCGTAAAAATATTTTTAGAAGACCACGGGCACCTTTCCATTATAACAATATCTTTAATATTTTTAAAGGTCGAAAAGAGCTTATGAAACGAAAATAAAACTTGATATTGAAATGGTGCCGCATAGGTGGTCATGTCTTCGTAAAAATTTTGAAGAAGAGACCATTCGTGCACAGGTTCTTGGAAGCATGTAAAATCATCACTCAACCGAGTAATTAATGATGATTTACCACACCCTATAATACCATCGATACAAACAGTGTATACCATTGTTATATTTATGCTTGTTTTAAGCATAAAATTCATTTTTATTTAAGAGAAATTATTTAATTTTGGAAGGTCTAAGTAAGCATCCCGGGGAAGAGGAATCTTTTAGTTGTTTTGGTGGATCAATCTTACCTTCTTTTTGGTACGGAATAAAAGATTGAGTTAATGATAATACTTGATCCTTTAAACACTTTTCATTTTCCAATTGAGTTTGAAGGTGTTCAATGATCTTTTCCTGTTTAATTTCTTTGATTGTCGAGTTAAATCTGTTTTCTAGGTCCTTTGTGTCCTTGAGATATTTATTTTGTAGACATGAAAATAATGGACATTTATACTTTTCAAAATCATCAATATTCTTTAATTCGTCTAGCTCACCCATCTTCTTAAAATCGACCACAAATAGGTCATTTAAACCATCAACATCGTATAACTGAGTTGGGACCAAACGGTTGTTAATTTTTTTAAAAACAGGAATATGATTAGATGTGACCATTTGTACAACGTTATGTAAATTGTGCGTATATGGTACAAGTTTACCGCTGCTTAACTCGTAGATCCAATTGTAAATATTGTCCGAAATATCGTTAAACAATACCATAATTTTCATTAGACCTTTCATTGTGAAAAATGGAGTACGACAACCTTCAAATTTAAAATATTTTACAGTGGTTGAGTCCAAGTTTAAACTTATAGGGTTAAAATTTTTACATCTATACTTTTCCAAGACCACTTTAACGTTGAAATACTCCTTTTCGTGAGCCTGTTTAAATTCTTCCAGATTGAGGTTAAAAGAAGGTATATTTTTTTTGATCCAATTTTTTTTAATTCCTACTTTACCAGCCTTTAACACTACCATATCCGATTCGGATACTTTAAAGGTTTTGATAAAGCTTTTTAAATTTTTTTTAAACGGTTTTTGATCAAACACGTATAGTTCTGTCAGAGTAACGTATTCTTCCATATTTATTACTGAAAAATATAGAAGAGAGATGGATGATAAAAATATAATAAATGAACGCTTTAACTGACCTTAGCAAGTGTCGAGAGTATATGACTATTAATATAGGTGATATCGACCACAACAACCGGAAGGTGTGGGAAGTAGTCAAACTTCTAGGTTCGAAGGTTAAAACCAACTGTACTTTTAATTTTTAATGCTTTCAATAGGCATTAAAAATTTATCATCTTTACTTCTTTTTTGCGGGTTTGGCCTTTGTCGTAGTTGAAGTTGACGCGACCTCTTTCTTTGATTGCTTTTTGGTTGTGGTTTTAGGTTCTTCTACAGCTTTAGTTTCCTTGGCCGGTTTACGACCTTTCTTAGGTTCTTTTTCTTCCACAACACCGTTAGCTTCTTCTACCTCTTCAAAGCAGTTTTTAAGATATTTTTGCATAGTTGGATATTTAAGGACGATACCATCCTCAACTTGCAACAATTCTTTAAGTTTGGCATCTGGAATTATAATGGTTCGATTGTCTGGATCTCTTAGGTCGTTTCCTTTAATGTATGAACAGAGTATATTGGTCACGTCATAGCGAGATTTTTGAGTAGTTCCATATTCCAAGTCGGCAAACAGAGCCATACTCTTAGAAATTGGTCTCAATTTTTCAAGACCGGTACTGTGGCATTCTCTGGTTCGTTTCGGCTTGTATTGAATATTTTTATATTTGATTAAGAATTTCTTGGCTTCTTTGACTTCACGCAAGGAATTTCTTAAATTTTTACGCATCTCGACAACGGTTGGGTCCTGAAGCTTAATAACAACCTCAATCGAAGCGACCGCTGTTTCAATCCTTTCAAGGGACTTTCCAAAATGCTCCAAGGCAATTTCCTTGTTCTTGCGACCCTTTTTGGGGATCATAGTTGATTCAACTTGTTTAGGTGCTACTGCAAACATATTTCTTTATAGTTATATTTTGTCCTTTTAAATTTTCATTTTTTCTACAATATAAAAAAAATAATAGTTAAAACCACCATTAAATGTAAATTTATAAATTTTAAGTTTAACCAAAATTCTAAGGTTAAAGAGGACCTTACCTCTTCATAAAATACTACACTACCAGATCAGATGGTGACCACACAGAGACTATAGATCTAAGAATCCAAGAGAAGCTCTAGAGGACATTTTGGTTGGTTTACGCTCCTTATTTTAAGCATTACAATAAACTTTAAAAAATAAAAATATTTCTCTCCTTAAAAAATAGATATAATAAAATGATTAAAATTGACTTTGAATTTATATCGACTCACAGAAACCGTAATTTATGGCCCAATCCATGTCTTTTCGAAGTACCGTGGTCTGGTAATGGCCAATCAACAGGTTTAAACGCATTTGATCCGATCAGTAATCAAACCCCGATAGTTGCTTGGACTGGTCAAAACATTTCTATAAATGCGACTGTTGTCACTCAAACATCTACAAGCGTGGTCCTATCATCTCCACTAAATAGTTTCTCTACTCTTCTCAACTACTACCAAGGTGCTGAATTTAATGTTCCACCCACCTTTAGAATAGATGGTTCAAAGTTTATAGGTCAAAGTGGAGGTTTGGATTACATTCAATTGGAAACGAGCGGTGGCGCAGATGTCACTGTTGGTGACGTAATAACGGTACAAACCACCGTTGTTCCGAATACTCTGTTTGTTCCTATGGGATCCGACTCGCCAAACGCCTACGTTGGAAAATATTTGTACAACGAAACAAATGGTGAGTCTGTACTGATTACCTGGTACGATGCCGTATACCATAAAGTGATAGCTCAGATACCAGATGGTTGGAACGCAACCGACCAGTATAGTATCAGGGAACAACTGCCGACGGTTGGAAACTTTAGTCTGGGTGCAGGTAATACGACAACCACGGTAAACTTGACCGGTATTCAGGTACCTGTAAATTTAGGGGACTTTATAAGGATAATTTCAACCGGGGAGATTGTTAAGATTGTAGGGTTTGACACAACCACTTCTTTGGCTACCGTATCACCCCCTCTTTCTGCTGTGTTTCCAGCTGGAGAGATTGTTGAAATGTTGTCTCAAACAGCCGACAACTACAAAACTTTATCATATGCTGGTACAACAGTCGGACAACACGAGCAAAAAGGGTACGATATCCAATGTGTCTCGGCTAGTATACCCAATCTTGTAATTAAGAATGGTAATGGTGGATTTCCAGCAGACTATCCGTTTTTATACGTCGAACTTTATGACACAAACCATCCATCGCAAAACTCTCTATTTTCAAATAATCACTCGAACAAGAGTTATTTTAAGGTTACAACACCCATAGGACAGTTGCTCGATCGTAAAGAAAAATTTACCAAATATACAGGTGATTTAAGCTTTAAAACCATACGCTTCAGACCGACTAGCAATTTCAGGGTAGCTTGGCGCCTTCCATCGGGGGAAATTATTCAATTTGAAAAAGATGATACAATGTCACCTCAACTTCCAAACGAAAGTTTGCAAACATCGACCAAGTTTAATGTAAGGAGAGATTAATCTTAAATTTAAACCTTTTAAAGTTGTCAACTTTAAAAGGTCACATCAGCCACGTTTTTGCGGCGTTTATCGTTTACTTGGGATTTTAGATGCATTTTGACAAACCCGAACCATACGAGTTGAAGTCTTGGATGAATCTTTTTAATTTCATAGAATGGTTCTTTTGGATCATAAATAAAATTTCCAGATTGGGCCATTTGTTGTTTATTAAATACAACCAGTAGAGAATAAAGCTTCTCTTTACCTTCTAAATTTAATTTATTATTAATAGCATCTATCAACCATACTATTTCGGCGTGGTTTAGACAGTCGCGCTTCTCAGTCAGTCTAGTCAACGACTCAAAGAGCATATACGATGCCATTTATTAATTACTCGTGGCTAAAAATGAAATGGTGCGGATAAATCACAGATAAATAAATGTCCTCAGACGAAATGCTATTAGAGTATCTATTTTGCTGCAAGTATACCACAAATAATAATGTACTGGATTTATTGGAAGATTTGGCCAACCGTCGTCAAAAGTGTCCACTCAACAACAAACTCGAATCTTATGGTGACGATTACCATTCTCTCTACAAAGATGTTTTAAAATATTTTAAAATTAGAGATGAAAGGCGTCAAACAACCATAGAAATAAAAACCTGGTCTTCTATTAAAAAAAAGGTTACTAAAGACCTTATTTTAAAGAATTTCATTATAGAGGTTAAGAGTATGTATAATTTTGACGACCGCACCACTTCCAATTTGAAACGAGACTTAATGATTGGTTTAAACTATAAAAATATAAACGATAAAAATATAGTTATAAAGAAGAATAAAATATGTAAGATTATAGGGTTAAATTTATCCACAAACTCGTATAGTTGGGATTTCCAAGTTTTTAATTTTAAAGGTTAAATTTTGCCAAGATAATGAATACAATAAAAATGATTACGTCAGAAGTTAAGCTTCAAAATAACGATAAACTTAATAAACAAGTTACAGGTGCATACGCACCTAAAGAATTGATCCTAGATGTAGCTTCTTAGAGTTTTACGATAAGTGTAGCAAGGTCGTAATCAACCACTTTGTTAAAGAGTTCAAAACAATGGGTACCAAAGCCTTGACACAAAAAATAAAAGAAGTTGGTTATTACAACCAAAAATACGACGTTTAAGAATTTATAATTTTTAATGCTTATTAGAGCATTAAAGAAATAACAAGTTTTCTAAAAATGATTTTTTTTATAGTAAAAACTATCATAATAAAAATGTTTGAGTGCGAATACTGTGATTTATTTTTTGAAGAAAAAAGGTTGCTTGTAACCCATCAAAAAACAAAGAAATGTAGTGTACATAGAAGTATAGGCTTTGTGTGTCAAAAATGTTTCAAGAGTTTTAAAGGCTACGATACCATTTTAAACCATGTCACCGAATGTAAAGTGGAAATAGGTTCAAACGAAGGATTAATGATGGCTGTGGTTAATCAACTCTCCGACAAGTTTAAAACAACCATTGCTTTTAATGAAGACAAGACAAGTGGTCAAATAACCTTTTCGAAAGAATACAATTACACCCAACCCAAAAATTTAGTTCATGGTTTAAATCTTCCACAAAAAATATATTTGCTTGTTAAAAATAAAAAACCCGATTCAAAAATAATAGGTAGTCACGGCCACTACATAAACGATATTTACAATTCTATCATTAGATTAAGTGAACCATTTCAATTTTTATGTTTGAAATATAATTTTGCAATGGTAGTGGATTTGTTGTGGTTAAAAGTTCCCACAACTCAATTTTATATAAAAAATGATGATGTATATGTTTTAGGTAAAGTTCAATGTGAAAACGAAGATAAAAATAAATGGTATGGGGACACCTTTTTGTTGAACGAAAATGAAAAAATTGTGAAATGCGTGTGGTACAAAGATCCACAATTGCAACAATTTTTTTCAAACTTATATCCTATTTTAACTGATGTTTTAAACCTTTATTTGACTTTAGGATATCGGTCTTTAAAAAAGGATAAAATTAAGCTTAAAACAGACTTAAAAACCGACACATCTTCAGATCAAATAATTCAAGATTTAATGGACAAATACAACCTAACAAATGTTGTTAACTCAATTAAAATTTTAAACTCGTACGAAACCTTTTACAATATCTTTAAAACAAACTTATATAAAAAATTCGAAATGGATGTATTGCTCCATACCAACATCGGTCATGTATTTAAAGATGAACTATTACCTTCAAATTTTTTCCTAGAAGAGTTTTCTTTAATGAATAACCGGAAGCCTGAATATATTGGAGGAAACTATGATTATCTTCTCCATTATATTTTACCTGATTCGGAAAAGAAAATTTTTATCTCCAAAGAGTAAAAAACGCAATTTTTAATGGATATTTAGTCCATTAAAAATTATCATTACATTTTTTTTTTAAAAACGAGGTAATAAATATGAATACCTCCAAATGTAAGGAGTGGGCTGATGAAAGACTTAGTCCGTCACCACGAAACCCTCTTACAAACAGACTTATCAAAAAAGACGGACCAAAATATAAACAATTAGATAAGGAATGTAATGACCTTATTGTTGATATAAATCCGATATGTATGGAATGGTTGAAGAAGAACCATAACAATTTATACTTACAACTTGGTACTCAACCGCAACCTAAATCCAAAGTTAAGGCTAGCGTTCAACCCAAAGTTAAGGCTAGCGTTCAACCCAAAGTTAAGGCTAGCGTTCAACCCAAAGTTAAGGCTAGCGTTCAACCCAAAGTTAAGGCTAGCGTTCAACCTTCCGGACAAAAATTTTATACAATTTCTGAACGTCAAGGGTTTAATGATGAGATTAAATCTTATTTTGCATCGGCAATTATTGAAGAAGGTAAGGCTTGTATGACCAATACTAAAACACTATTGAAATATGTGGTTGATCCCAAGCTTTTAGGTTTTGGATCATTTGGAAATGTTTATGGTGTTAAAATACCCAATAAAAACATTAAGGTCGCCATAAAAGAAGGTCGTCTAGGCCATTGGGAATTTCAACGAGCTTTGAAAAAAAATTATCCTGTTGAGTACCTTTATAATAAGCTTATAAATGATTTGATAGATGATAAGATTTGTCCAAACTTTAGCTATACTTATGCCATATATTTTTGTGACAGTTGTTCTTTAAAAACATTGGATAACAAGACCGTAAATGCCAAATGTTCTGAAACAGTGGTTGAATTGTTCGATTACACTTTGAACAACTTAAAAGATTTACGAGACGAGGTTATATTATCCATTCTTTTTCAAGTTTTTTTCGGTTTGGCAGTTATCCAAATAGAGTATGGAATGTTCCATAATGACATCAAAAGAGAAAATATACTTATAAAGGAGATTTCACCAGGAGGATACTGGGAGTACTATCTCAACAATACGGTATACAAAGTTCCGAATTATGGTTACATTTCAGCTTTAAACGATTTTGGAGTCTCTAAGGCTTATCGCCAAGGCTTTGCAGACAAACAATATGGTTATAGACACGCAGAGGTTCTACGAGACCCTAAAACTAACGATTATTTTTTTAAACCATTTAATACTCAATTTTATCCATCTTTGGGTAAAACCGGAGTGACAAAAATAGCCTCACCAACCAAACGTGACGGTTTTACCCGCAACTCTTTTTATCAAAATTTTGACTCAAAACCATCCATACCGGTCGATTTGGACGATATGGTTAGATTCCCCGATTATTATTTTCATTACGACATTATTAACGCTATCTATATGATTATAGGTGGAAGGAAAGCAGGGCAACCAGGTGATCATATGCCTATGGAAGTTAGTAATAAACTTAAAAGTATGTTGAAACCATTATTTCATCTTGTAAAAATACCGGACGGATGGAGGAACGTGTATGAATTTTTGGCTCATGTAACCATAGAAAAATTATTCGATACATATACAAAAGTAGCTGTCAACGGACCTAAAATTGAGACTTATAGATTAAATTTTAAAAACGTTTAAATAAATTTTAAAAACGTTTAAATAAATTTTAATGGTATTTAATACCATTAAAATTTTTAAAAGAACGGAAAAAAGAATGGAGAAAGTCCTCCTGGAATATCAGCAATATAATCAAAGGTCAAATACACTCCATTATCCACCGTTTCAGAAAAACGTTTCCACTTGATTAGCGAAACATTGAATAGTTGAGCATCTTCGGCCACATTTGCCCTACATACACTGTTTAGGTCTGGGACATCTGTAAAAAGATTGGATAGTTTGTAGTTTTTCGTAGTTGCAAGGTACCGACCACCTATACTGTATCTATCAATTGCATCTATGGTATTTGCCAACCTTGGATTTTCAAAATCGGTAAATACCTTGTGAATGGCGGCTAAAATACCTTGAGAACAATCATACGAGTTACTCGACCTTAAACTGACCAATAGTTTTTGAAATTCTGTAGTGATATGTATCGACCACAACCCTTCTGGACTAACCACAAAGTGGACCAATTGATCTCGAAAATTTAAAAAACTTAACGCTACAACCATCATATCTTGACCGCTGGGCCAAGATATAAACGCCTTAAACTCTCGAGTTATATGATCAGGGTGCGTATGAAACACAAACGGTGAGTATCGATCTGGAAGGGGAACTGAACCTTCATCGCCACTTTGAATATTATCGGAATTAAGGCCTATTAAAGCCGCACCATTGTCTATATATTTTACGATGGAAAGGTTTCCCGAAGCCTCATTAATTTCTCTTAGACATTTCGATAGTGTGACCGCAACCACCTTTGGAATAAACATGTTTATTAATAAAACATTTTCCTTTAGACTGGCTACAGCCGACCTTATTTGCATTAACGTTAATTTCGTGGAGGGTCTCTTCACATATCTCATACGTATTACTTTTTTAATTAATTTAGGTTCTATAAAACCATATTTAACGAAAAAATTAGCATCCACGTCAAAGTTGGGGTTACTAACCTGAATATCTAAAAAAATTTCAGCATGTATACTTCTGGTTATTATATCCAATATTCTCGTTTTTATTAAATAAGATTCATTTTCAACCTTAAAATAGTCTATAGCTTTTGAATTCATATTATAGATGGCTGCACCATGCAATGGTAGACCATCAAAGATATTTGGAGTAATTAAATTATCGGAGGAAACAGCTGCAAATACGACTCTGTGATTATTGGTTAAATCATACCCTGTATTGTATATTTTTTGTATAAAATTAGGAAAGAAATCAATGGCTGTTTTAACTGGAAAAACCCCAACATTGTCAAAAACATAGAAATGGTCAATGACCACTTCAAATTCCATAGGTACTGGATTCATCATTTATTTAATATAAAAAATATCACGTAAAGTAGGTCAATTGATTTAATAGTTATATGCAGCCATTAAATTTTTATCCAAAATCAAATATTTTTTTTGCTTTGCTATAGAGTAAAACGAACCTCAATTCTTGTAGTATTTGACTTGTCACATCTTCACCCATGATTTTTTTCATACCAGAATTAAGGAGAGTATCAAGTATAATTGGATTTTGATGCAAATAAAAATTTAAAGCTACAATGTACCTAAAAAATTCGTTTTTGTTTGTGGGAATATTTTTGGAGTAACGGTAACCAGAATACATGTAAAATTTTCCGAAAAAATTTTCGACAAAAAGTCTTTGTTTAAGGTTTAGCGGCCACCTTTCTAACCACTTTTTCCTTAAATTAGGTCTTGTGGAGTGAATACGCATTGTTAACTCTAGACTTTCCAAGGATGATAAATTTAGACTGTATCCTAAAAAACACGCTATCACAAGCGATGAGCGACCATGTCCACCCCGACAATGCAAGTATAACTTTTCTCCGGGTTTTAAGCTTTCGAGAACCATTTGAATTAGTATAAGAAATATAGTAAACTTTTTCTTATCCGTAGGTATAGATCCATCTTTAATTGGAAAATTAATCCAATTGTCGACCAGGTCTGAATAGACCTTTATATTTTTTTCGTTACTACGAGTCAAATCTATAAACCATTTTACACCTTCACGCTGTAGTTCTAGTATTTGACAATGGTTAGGATAACCACCAAATAACGCTTTTTTTTCAATAAAAAATGATGCTTGATTCATCTTTATTTATTTATTTTGTTTTTTTAAATATTCATTTTTTTTGTTTACCGTCTTTGGAGGTTCACTGGTGTGGATTCGTGGGAAAGGGTTAAAAACAACTCTTAATTTATAATTAGGGTTAAATACACCCATTGGGTTTTAAAGAAAATTGAAATTTAAATAAGAAAAAATATTAAAAATAAAGATGTATTCTAACCATTATTTTAATTTCATAAAAAATAACCCAGATAAGCCGTGGGATTGGTATTACCTATCTGGAAACCCCAATATTACTTTCGATATTGTACTCAAAAACCCAGATAAGCCGTGGAGTTGGTATTACCTATCTGAAAACCCCAATATTACTTTCGATATTGTACTCAAAAACCCAGATAAGCTGTGGAGTTGGGAATATTTATCTAAAAACCCCAATATTACTTTCGATATTGTACTCAAAAACCCAGATAAGCCATGGGATTGGGGTTGGTTATCTGGAAACCCCAATATTACTTTCGATATTGTACTCAAAAACCCAGATAAGCCGTGGCATTGGGGGCGGTTATCTCGAAACCCCAATATTACTTTCGATATTGTACTCAAAAACCCAGATCAGCCGTGGGATTGGTATTGGTTATCTCGAAACCCCAATATTACTTTTGATGTTGTACTCAAAAACCCAGATCAGCCGTGGGATTGGCATTGGTTATCTCAAAACCCCAATATTACTTTCGATATTGTACTCAAAAACCCAGATAAGCCGTGGAGTTGGCGTTGGTTATCTCGAAACCCCAATATTACTTTCGATATTGTACTCAAAAACCCAGATAAGCTGTGGAGTTGGGAATTTTTATCTCAAAACCCCAATATTACTTTCGATATTGTACTCAAAAACCCAGATAAGCCGTGGAATTGGAAATGGTTATCTCAAAACCCCAATATTACTTTCGATATTGTACTCAAAAACCCAGATAAGCCGTGGGATTGGTGTTGGTTATCTGAAAACCCCAATATTACTTTCGATATTGTACTCAAAAACCCAGATAAGCCGTGGGATTGGCATTGGTTATCTGAAAGCCCAATGCCTTTACAAAAAAAACTGTGGGCTGTTGAAAAAATAGAAGACTGGTGGTTAAACAAAATATATAGTCCCGATTCCAATTATGTTTTAGGTGTAATAAAACCACGATTTGAGAAACTTTGTTTCGCGATTTAGAAAATGGAACAATGGTCCACGAGACCAAAAGAGTTAACAAAATGAGGGTTTAAATTTATTTCTTTTTTAATGGTTATATAACCATTAAAAAATATAATTTCTAGGGATGGGATCAAGCACTACAAACTCAACTTCTTTAATCGTATTGGGGTGGGTCACTAACCAAAAAATAACATCGTCGTATTTGTGGAATGTTTGACCATTCTTTCCATCTTCTGTTAGTCCATACTCCCCATCTAACCCGAAACTTTTTTTATTGTTACAAGTGGTATTAAAGAACCATCTAAGATTGTATAAAATTGCAGAGGATTTAAGGTGAAAGTAATCCTCTTCTTCTATCGTGTCCGGCACCGAGCGGCTAGGTGGTGTTAAGTGTAAACTTTTTCTCTGATTGTGGTTTAAAACCTCCTCTTTTCTTCCGTACAATTCGATATCGAAAATTAGGTCAAATGGGCCCACACTGTAAACACGCTCTTTAATATAGTATTGTTGAACCTTTTTGACGAAATATTTTTTTATATCAAATAAAATAGTCAAAAAAGTAATGGTTACTTCAACGTATAAATCTGGATTTTTTTGAACAATGACAAGGTTTCTTTTAACCTTTTTTATAAATTTAGGTGGGACCAATAGATTTATTGTATTATGGTTCAAAAACCACCCCATTTTACTCTTCAAGTACTGAACATTAGTTACCTCGTTATCGGCTGACTGAACCTTTTTAGTCAATATTTTTTGAATTTTTATGAAATCTAAAAGTGGTTGATGTTGACTATAAAATTTTGAAAGACTTTTTGGTCTAATTTCATCCAAATGAGTCAGCGACCAACACATTAATGCCTCGTTGGTATCTTCACAGTTTCTTAGTCTCAGTAAAGGGTCAAGTAAAACCTCAATCATTACATCTAAAATATTTTCCACTTTGATGGTATACATTAGACCATTTATGAACGTATCCAATAAAATAAAAGTAGTGGTTGAACACGAGTTTAGATAAAAATTAATATTTTCTACGGTCGTCTTTATCCTACAATTTGATATTTTTTTAAAATTAGGTAGAAAATTAGGTAAAATATTTAAATTTTTAAAATCTATCTTCATATGGATTTCGTTGACCTTAATATTTTCAAAAATATTTTCGTATATTTTAAAGGCTGTTGAGCCACTAATAATTCCACTGTTTAATAACAAATTCATTCTGTTAACTTTTAAGTTTTAAACACGAAGAAAATCATTTTTTATCCTATTTCAGTTTGTTCAAGAGACAAAGTCTAGCGTACCTTAAAATATCGACATTCTCTATTTTAGAGAAAATTTTATCATCAATGTCGACGTTAATTTTAAACACTGTTTCAAGCATATCCCTATCAATTTCTAAAGTTGTATAGTTTGAGCTTAAAGCCACTATATAACCCATAGCAAATGCTGCTGGATTTTTATATTCAAAGTCTGGTATATGATCGACCAGACTTAGCATGCGCGTTAAACTAGGGTTTGAAAGAAGTTCTTCGTAATCATTAATAATTTTAATGGTTGCGGCAGCTATTAATTTAAATTTTTCCTCGTTGGTATAGCCGCTTTTTTTAAGGTTTATAGCACCTCCCAACCCCAGACCAATATCGGCTCCTCCAATTCTATTCCAGACGTCTCGTTCTGCTATAAATTCAACCTGGTTTTCAAAAATATCGTCTTCATCCTCCATTTATTTACTTATCTTTTCGAAACCCCACAGTTTTATAATTTACTATTTAATAAATGGATACAGGAGCCAAAACTTATCAAGTAGACAAGCATAAACAACTCATTCCTCTTAATGGAAGCACTGTTAATTTTTCATGTTTCTTTGAGGTTAAAAGTAAGGATAAAAAACCTTTTAACGTAGCTGTTGTGGAACAGGGTGACACAAAACCTAAACAATACAAATTGGTAGAAGAAGGTTATATTAATGGTCAAATTGAATCCGACAACCAATTGAAATCTTATTTTCTAATTTTAAAGTCTCAACAACCTTGCGAATGTGATGTGCGAGTTGTGGTTAAACCTAAAGAGCCAGGTGATGGTCCACCCCAACAACCCCCGCATTATGGTGATAATGACCCACATCAACAACATTTAGGGTTACCACCGCAAAACGTACCATCGCAAGTAGGAGATACTACTGGAATGGTTGCAACTCAACCAGAATCGTATTTTCAGTTTAAATATATTGTAGGGGCATCTTTGGTCATTATAATTGCATACTTTATTTACAAGTATAGAAAGACCATCTCCAAAGTATTTAAAGGAGAAGATAGAGTTTTACCGTCGATATCAACTAGTTTTTCGTAACTAAAGTAATGGTTTTTTACGACTTTAAAGTCGTAAAAAACTAAAATAAAAGTTTGGCAGCCGATTTTGGGTAAACAAACACCTTAGAATTTTCAATCAAAATACGTCTATACATTCTTTGTTGCAGGGTATGTCAAAGCATAAGTAGTATATAGCGCCGATAAAAGTAATAGCCGCATCATTTATTAATAGTTTTTTAATTAATTGACTTCTCGAGTCGAAAACGAGTACTGTGAGTGTGACTCTTAGAGACGAAGAATAGAGGACTAGAACGTGTGATTGAACGAGTCGGATTTGTCTCGAACCCATACTTTTTGGTCTACTCTTGGATTTTGAGCTGAGTCGAGTGAAAGTTGAGTTGAGTGTCGTCTCTCACTCAACTCTCACTTTTGGTTTTGAGACTTGAAAATAGACATGGCGAAAAATCTTAGTTTTATGGTTAAAATTCCATTTATGGATAAATGACAGAGTTTACTTTAATTTGACCTAAATAGTCGGAAACGAGTACTGTGAGTGTGACTCTTAGAGACGAAGAATAGAGGACTAGAGTCTGAAAGGGTTGAACAAGTATTACATGGCCCACATTTCTCCTTTAATAAATGAATTTAGAACCAAGTATATGGGGTCCCCATTATTGGGCCACATTTCACTTTATTTCATCCACATATGATGACAACCCAAATTTAAGCGTCCAAACGACCATGAAAAATTTTATTCAATCTATACCTGTTTTTTTACCATGTAAAGAGTGCCAAGATCACGCTTTTAATTTTATCAAGGAATCCAACCTAAACAAAGCAGTGTCGAGTCGAAGGAATCTTTTTACCTTCTTTTTTAATTTTCACAACAAAGTAAACGAAAGGTTGAATAAACCTTTAATGAGTATACACGACGCGTTAAAAATGTATCATGTACCTAAAGATCAACATCACCTCTATTCTTCCACTAACACGGGTACACACAAAACATCCGAAATGTGGTTAATATTGATTTTAATTGGATGGTTTGGGTGTATAAAAATATTTAAATAATTTGACTTGCATCACAGAAAAGGTTAGAGTTAGGTGTATAATGTCTGTTTGTAACTCAAACTATAGAAAATAAAATATATGATGTATTTTGACCACACGAATAATAGTTAATAAATGGATAACGTATCGCGTGGAAATTGTTCGTATGCACCATTAGCATGTTACAATGCTTCTGGGGATATCAAAGTTCCGGTACCTGTGACCGCAACACAGGGATTTTATGTAGTTCCCGACTACCAAACCTATGGTTACCAAACCCTAACCGGTGCTAGATCCGGAGCTGGCCCAAGCTGTTCTGGATACTTTACTCTGGATCACGCTTATGGTAGTTGCAACTCTATGGCCTATGTCAGACGAAGCTGTATGTAAGTAGTAGAGCAACCTAACCTTTAAATCTATTAATAGATTTAAAGGTTCTATTTCACCTACACCAAAAGCCATTTCAGAGAACCAAAATCTATGAATAAAAGAACCTTTTATTTCGTTTTCAAACAAACCGAAAAAATGATGGATAATTTATACCTTGGATAACACTTTCTATTCTAGTTTTTAATGGTTTTTAAAAACCATTAAAAATTAAAGTTTTCCCGTAGCTACATCAACCGTTTTAAAATCTATTCCAGATGCCATGTTTATTCTGATCATTTCAACCTTTATTTCGTGAAAAAATTAAACAGCCATCTTCATAGGAATGGTTGGGTGGTGATCATAATTTATAATTTTAAAACTAGAACACCATTCATCCATTTCAACATCTTTTAAATTTTCTAAGGTAAAGTCTCCATTAAATTCAAGTTTGGGAAAATTGTATGGTTGCCTGGTTATTTGAAGCTTTAAAGCTTCAACATGATTAGAATAGACGTGTACATCGCCAAAAGTATGAATAAATTTTCCTGGGGTTAAATTGCACCATTTTCCGAGGACATACATCAAAAATGAGTAACTGGCTATATTAAATGGTACACCCAACCCTAAATCGGCAGATCTTTGATATAGTTGACAGTCTAGGTATTTTCCGCCACGAACATAAAATTGTACTAGACAGTGACATGGTGGAAGAGCCATTTGTTCAAGTTGTGACACGTTCCAACTACAAATTATAATTCTTCTACATTCCGGGTTGTTTTTAAGCTTGTCGATGACATTTTTTAACTGGTCTACACTTTTTTGCCTGGAATAGTCTGTTTTCGAAGAGATGTATTCGGTTCCGCAGTGTCTCCATTGAAACCCGTAAATAGGTCCCAAGTCACCTTCTTCTCTGTCCGTAAACCCAAGATTATCTAGGAACTGCCGGGAACCATTATCATTCCAGATTTTTACACCGCTATCGTTTAATATTTTAGAGTCTGTTTGACCTTTCATTATCCATAACAGTTCTTTTAGTATTAGTTTAACCATAACTTTTTTCGTTGTTAAAAGTGGTATAATACCACCTTCTAAATTAAATTCCAACTGTTTTCCAAACAGTGAATACGTCCCCACCTTGGTTCTGTCAACCCTGTAATCACCATGTTCAATACACTCTTTAACTAGGTTTAAGTAAGCTTGTTCCATTTTATTATAGTAAAATTTAAGAAAAATTATCCAAGAATTTTAACTCTTTGATAAAGCATTAAAAACTAACAACCTTCATATCTCATTGTAACTTTCCTACAATACAAATCCAAGTCGATGGTGGTCAATTCGTCCTTGTAAATGTCAAAAATTTCATTCCAAATTTTGGCTAGATGTGGTCTTAAATAACGAATTAAATTTATTCTATTTTCGTAATCGTTCGATGGGACCATTAATTCTTCCAACAAGACATCTCTGGTATCATCGGGAGCTTCCGAGACCAACTTGTTAATTTTACCTGAAAATATACCATAAATTTCATCTTCATAGCTTAACGATATACCCAGGTTAAAAGTTTCATCAATTTGAAAACCGCTAAAGACGTTAATTAATCTTGTAATGTAACCTTGAGAGCATGTACCTACCATATCTGTAAGTTCCTGCTCTAATCGACCAAATAATTCTGTTTTTATCGGTTCTGGTTGTTCGGCAATAAAAAGGTATACGTTTTCCATTATTTCTTTTAAGGTTAAGTTGAACTTTGAAAATTTTAAAAAAGTGTAATTAAATATACGATGCAGCGCTGATGGAATTTTATCATTATTTTTAAACATTTTTAAAAGGACATCGTAGAGGTTTGCTGGTGCTTGTTTACCATTGTTTTTATTTAAAATTTGAGATATCGTTTTGTCGACGCTTGCGACCACAGAAGACAAGTGAACATTTTCAGGGTTGTCGGTGTACGCTAAATCGGGTAAAATATTTTGAAGGTTCTGTTGAACTCTGTTTTTTATATTTTCCGACCCTTTTAAATAAAGGATATCGCAAGCTTCCAATTTATAATTAATTTCAATATCTTTCGAATCGAGGATGTGGAATAAATAATCCATAAATTTATTCTCTTCTTCGAATAATATTTGAAGTAGTAAAAGGTTGTTTTTAACCGTAAGACTTTTGTTATACCGATCAAATATGAAGGAACAAATGTCCATAAAAAAATGCTCATTTTTAAATTTAAGTACTAAATTAAAAAGTTTTTTAAATGGTTCGTTGCACTTTAAATGGATAAATCCCAAAATAATTATATTTTTTAATTTTAGATGGATATTTTCGACCTTATATTTGTTATAGTATAAAATTAGCGTATCTTCAAACATTAGCCATTTTTCATGCGATTGAAAAGCTTGTTTAACCATTAAATACAAAGTGTTTTCAAATGCTTTAATTGTGGCCGCCTTCTTCTTTGAATTTTCAGCTACAAGAGATAGTATTTGTTCTTTTAGATAAAGGTCAATTGTACTATTAAAAGTTAAGATTAAGTAGAAAAATTTCTCAATTTTTTTTGCGTTTGATAACCTGTAAATGTCCATAAAACGTCTCAGATTTTCATACTGGTTGGTTTGATCCATATTTTGTAATATTTGAAGTCTTTGGTTGTTTGGTAAGCACAAATCGAAAATATCAGTCGTGCTGTAGTCGGAACCTTTCAAATCAATAGTTTCTTTTAGAATGGTATATTTCTCCATCTTTCTTTCTTCCTTTATTTGAGGCAAAAAATATATTAGATGTTATTTTCAGTGATTTCAGTTTCGCGGTCAAATTATGGAAATAATATTTCGAGAATGAAAATTTTTCTTAAATTTTCCAGTTAATAAATATAATGCCGCATCTCGTATGTTATAAGAAGAAGCGATCGCCAAGGCGTTCCCCTCATCGTCGTAGCCCAAAACGGTCTGCACGTAGGTCACCCCGTCGCAGTCCTCCTAAACGTTCCGCGCGTAGGTCTCCCAGACGGTCACCCGGTCGCAGCAGTCCTAAACGTCGCAGCAGTCCTAGACGTCGCAGCCCAAGCTACGTAATCCGAATGTAAGAGGTTTCATTCACCTTTAATTTTTAATAATAAATGTTATTATTAAAAACTAGTTAATAAAAGATGGCTTTCTACGACATACACGAGATAAAAAATGTTAAAGCTTCGAGCGAACCATTTCTTATCAACGATTTAAATTACTTGAAAGATGACTCATTTCTACCTATAGACAAACTAAAATCTATAGGTCAAAACTGCAACACTGGTTTGTGTGCTAACGGTAAAACATTGAGGCGAGTGTGCAACGATAGGTCAAACATTGGTTGGATTTCCAAAGATTCGACTACGTTAGACGCTCAGAAGGCTGTACGCATGTGTTTAGACTCTGTTCCCATGAACTCTTACCAAAAAGATATGTGGTCGATATACGACAAAAATTCAGATATAAACAGGTACAAGTCGATCTACTACTATAGAGAAGATTTACCTGGTCAAATCCAGTATTATATCGATCCGGAGATGACCAATCCGTTCTTTTCACCATTATTTCCAAAAAACACGAAAGCCTTGGGAGCAGTATATATCGACCCTATGAACAATACCCATTACGATTTTAGAAGATCTAATGGTAGTTGTGGGGAGAAACAACCTTTAAATTGTAACGATTGTGAAATTGCCGAGTTTAGGGATCTTCAAGAGCACCGAGAAGACATGCTGGCCAATATCATGAGGACTCGTAATAGACGAGAATACGAACCTATACATTTTAACTTTATGACCCGATACCATGAACAGTAGTGGATTCTCAATCCACTACGGGTTTTTATTTTCCGAAGGGTATACCCTATACTTTTTGATTAAAATTTACTTTAATGGTTCTAAGAACCATTAAAGTAAAATAGTGGATTAATCCACTATTCCATTTTTAATGGTTTGTTAAACCATTAAAAATCCACTAGTATACAATTTTATATTTTAGTCCGTCCAAATTATCTATCTCGGTTTTAGAGTTGGTCCACCCAGTTAGTTCTTTAATTTGACTCCACAAGTCTTTTTTGGCTGTGTTAGTTGTGTCGGAGAGTCTATCTATCAAATCTTTTCTATGTACGACAACGACGGATTCGTCTTGTCTAGCGTATTGTTCTTTCAAACCAGTCAAAATGTCTTCCAAAGCTTCTCTTACAGTGTCGGATTCCTCCTCTTCTAGATCTATAGTCTCTGTGTGATCACCTATCTGATACGTGAGTCTCTTGTAGTCGAGAGGAGGAGGAACCTCATCTTCTTCCTCTAAGCTTGCTTCTAACCTTGTTTTGATAAATTTGTTTATGTAGTCGATGCTAGCGTCGTAGTTGTTTACGATAAAGGCGACGATCTCCTTTAGATCGGTAAACTTGATTCCATGGTACATCTCAGACCTATTTTCTTTGTTTTGGTGTTCTATAGGTGTCTTGGGGTCGTTCCACTTGAAATCGGCTAAAAGTTTCTGAATATGGGCATCCACATCCTTGGAATTGTAACACTTGATAGCCCAAACGTAGTAATAGTCGTCTAGACCTTTAGCTCGACCCGTGTTATAGGTTCCAATGCGACTACTTAAACGTATGGTACAACCAATCTTCCATAGACGCTCGAGAGCGTAGTATCTATTTGTGGCTATATAGATCCATTCCATCTTCTTCTCTTTAATGGTTATCCTCTTCATAAACTTGTTGACTCTTATAGCCTTTCTTTCAGCCTTAACTCTGGCTTCCTTTTCTTGTTCTAGCTGTTTTTGTAACACTTCTTCCTCGGCTTCTTTTATGGCCAATTTCTCCACTGCTTCAGCCAGTTGGTTTTCAACTTGATAAGAACCATACTTACGGATACTTGTAAGAATGGTCTTACACGCCAGTTTTTGAAATTCTTTGGCGAAAGGAGCGTTGCTGCGCATAATAAGGTTGTATAAACCAGCTTCCGATATAAAAGGAACCTGTCCTTCGTTGTGTGTTATATTATGGTTGCTACCTAAGTAATTAGGGTTCTCGCTTAGTGAGGACCTTAATTCTTTAAGGTTCTTTTTATCTTCGAAATCAACATACCTAAACAACGCATTTTTAGGGTCTTTATATCCCAAGACTTCACACACGTCTCTCCCACAAAAGTAGGGGTCTTCGATAGTGCCGCATAATCTAATTTGGTGGTCTCTACCACCCATATTAATAGTCAGGTATTCGCGACACTTGGTTAGGTCAATTAAAGCATTCATAGTAACTTGTTTATTATACATTTTTCTTGGTTAAATTTTTCATTTTTTTGTTCAAAGTTACATGTTGAACACAAGGATACTCGAGAGCAAGAGAATGGTCGTAACCTATCTCATCGTATGGAATTTCAAGGTTTCTTAGAAGCTTACAAAAATTTTTTTGTTTGTCGTGTTTTTTTGTAAATTTGATTTTATTTTAGGATGAAAGAAGAGAATCGTCTCTAAGAGTCGCACTCACAGTCTCTTCTTCGACTACTCGGGTCAAATTAAAGTAAACTCGGTAATTTATCCATAAATGAAATTTTAACCATAAAACTAAGATTTTTCGCCATGTCTATTTTCAAGTCTCAAAACCAAAAGTGAGAGTTGAGTGAGAGACGACACTCATTCTTACTTTCACTCGACTCAACTCAAAATCTAAGAGTAGACCCAAAAAGTATGGGTTCGAGACAAATCCGACTCGTTCAATCACACGTTCTAGTCCTCTATTCTTCGTCTCTAAGAGTCGCACTCGCAGTACTCGTTTTCGACTACTCGGGTCAAATTAAAGTAAACTCTGTCATTTATCCATAAATGAAATTTTAACCATAAAACTAAGATTTTTCGCCATGTCTATTTTCAAGTCTCAAAACCAAAAGTGAGAGTTGAGTGAGAGACGACACTCATTCTTACTTTCACTCGACTCCTCTCAAAAATCTCAAAATCTAAGAGTAGACCCCCAAAAAGTAGCGGTTCGAGACAAATCGCTGATACAAATTGAAATTTTTCTCATAAAAAAAGTTAAAAAATAAAGTATAATGGAACCATACTTTAAAGAATATATATTTGACGAAGAAGTGGTTGTTTTACCCAAATATTTAAATGGAGATTTAATGGAAAATTTAAGGTTGCTTTTAACCAATAAATATCCCAAAACATTCAAGAACAAAGGGTACATTTCAAACATTAAAGTTCTATCGATATTGGATAATATTATAAAATTGTCTGGTCAAATCATCTTTAAAATTAGTATAAGATCTGATTTGTATATACCTGAGGTTAACCATACCTTTACTGGACAATTGAAAAAGGGATCAGATAGCAAATATCAATGGGTTGAAATTGGACCATTAATTATTTATTTAATAAACAAAATTGATTTAGATGCAGGGTCAACCATAACAGTTAAAATAGTCAATATAAAGTCTGATAATACCTTATGTTTCGGGAAGATGATTAATTAAATTTTTTATGCTTTATTGGAGCATAAAAAATGTTTCGTGGGAAGCGTTAACTTTAACTTTAAAAATGAAATTTTTTCGATAAAAAAAATAAAAATAAACATGGCTAATAAGACTATAACTTATACAGTAAAAAATGACATCCAACACGTTCTAGATTGCTCGGATGTGTATATAGGAGACGTAGAGTCAGTCCAACGCAAGGATTACATCTTCGACGATGTTACCCAGAAGATCGTACTCCAAACCATCTCTACACCGGAGGCTCTTGTTCGCATTTTTGTCGAAGTCTTGACTAACGCAGTCGACAACGCGGAAAGAAGCAAAGATAGTTTAAAATGTAAGGTTGTTAAGGTTAACGTTAACCTTGAAACCGGTTTAACAAGAGTGTGGAACGATGGCCAATTTATACCTATTGCGAAAAATAAAGATCACAATGTTAAAGGTAAAGGTAACCTTCAATCCGAACTATTGAACGACGAAGATAAAAAAACTTTTGAGAGGTTAAACGACCTTTATATTCATACTTTAATTTTTGGGCATTTTAGGTCAAGTTCCAACTATGACAATGAAAACAGTCTACTTTCGGGTAAAAATGGAGTTGGGGTTAAGTGTACCAATATATTTTCAAAGTTCTTTTCTGTGACTGGTATCGACCCTGAAAAGCGGTTGAAATTTTGCCAAGAATGGAAGAACAATATGACCACGGTAACCGAGCCAAAGGTAACAGAATGTTCAACCGTTTCTGGTTCAACTGAAATTAGGTATATACCAGATTTTCAAAGGTTTAAGATGACCACATATCCGAAAGAAATAATGGGAATTTTTAAAAAACTTGTGATCGATGTAAGTTCTCTTTTACCACAAACCAATTTCTATTTTAATGATGAAAAAATACCTGTAAAAAATCTTCAATCTTATGCTGAGCTGTACTATAATGAAATTCCAAAGGATGTTTTAACCATCAAATACGAAAATTCTGAAGTGGTAATTGTTGGTTCAGAAGTTCCACATTCTTCCGTTTCTTTTGTCAATGGTCAAATAACAGGTGGAGGTGGGCAACATGTTTTGAGTTGGACTAGAACCGTGTTTACAAGCTTACTGGAAGCATTAAATAAAAATAATAAAAATAAAAAAAATATAAAGTTGACAAAGGCTGATATTGCACCATTCTTTCAATTTTTTATTCACTCACGTGTAAACAAACCTAAATTTGACGGTCAAAATAAAAATACTCTTAAAACTCCAAAGGTTGGTTCATCCATTGAAAAATCGCAAATTAATAAAATTTTAAAATGGGATGTAATAACCTTGATTAAAAATAAAATTTTAAGGTCGAAAGAACTATTGGCTCTGAAAAAAATTGAAGGTCCTCGTAGAAAAATAGTTAATATCGATGGTTACGATCAAGCTAACAATCTCGGTATGGATAGTATCTTGATTGTGTGCGAAGGACTATCTGCCAAATCATACGCAGTCTCTGGTATCCAAACAGGAGTACTTGGGAAAAAGGGTAGAAATCACTTTGGTATACTGCCGCTACGAGGAAAATTTCTCAATGTCAAAAATGTAAACATTTCTAAAATAACGAGTAACAAGGTTGTTTCGGACCTTATTAAAGTTCTTGGACTTAAATTTGGAGTAGACTACTCTCAACCTCAAAATTTCAAAACTTTAAACTATGGTACACTTTTAATCTTAACGGATGCGGACAAAGATGGTATACATATTGAAGGTCTTTTAATCAACTTTTTCGCTGAACTTTTTCCTTCTTTAATTAAACGTAAAGGGTTCATCGTAAGCATGAAAACTCCGATTGTTAAAGTTTTCACAAAAAAGGCTGAAAAAGACCTTTTATTTTACGACGAAAATACGTTTGAAGAATATAGAAAGAATCATCCACAAATTAAAAATTTTAAATATTTTAAAGGGTTGGGTACTATTGGGCCTAAAGATACTCCATTGTTTTTTGGTAAGAAACTTGTCAAATACGAATACGATTTAACGAGTGAAGTATCCATTAATAAAGTGTTTAAAGATGAAAATGCAAACGAGAGAAAAGTGTGGTTAAATTTATACGATCCCAAGGTATCCAAATTTTCTTTGGATACTTTCACCTCAAATATAATCGATATTAACGTTAGCGATTTTGTGGAGAATGAAATGATTAAATTTTCGTACGAAGATTGCAAGAGGAGTTTAGCCTCGTGTATCGATGGGTTAAAAGAGTCTCAAAGAAAGGTTATCTACGCCATTCGTAAAAAATTTAAATCTTTAAAGAAATCCGACTTTATTAAGGTTGCCCAATTGAGTGGTTACGTAGCGGAACAAACAGACTACAAACACGGTGAACAGAACCTTTGTGAAACGATAGTAAAGTTTGCTCAGACTTTTGTTGGCACCAATAACATTCCTTTATTGGTGCCAGATGGTCAATTTGGTACCAGATTGGAAGGAGGCAAAGACTCGGCAAATTCAAGGTACATTTATACCAGGCCTCAAGAAATTTTAAAATATATTTTTAGGGAAGAAGATGATCCTATTCTAGAGCATACATCCGAAGGTGAACCGGTAACCTTTTTTCCGATTATACCCATGATTCTAATTAATGGTTGCGTTGGTATAGGAACCGGGTGGTCGTGCTCTATACCTCAATATAATCCAAAGGAGATTGTTGACCATTTGTATAAAAAATTAAAAGAAGAATGTGACGAGGTGGAAGAGAGGCTTGATATTGATCCGTTTTATAAAAATTTTAAAGGTAAAATAAAACCTTTGGACAATACAAAAACAAAATATAAAAGTTTTGGTCGTATGAAGTATATAACCGATGATGTTATCAACGTGACTGAATTGCCCATTGGAGTGTGGACCGACAAATTTAAGGAACACTGTTACTCTTTAATCGAAAAAGGATTGATGACAAAATTAGTTAACGAAAGCACCATTGAAAACGTAAATTTTTCTATTTATGGTCTTCCAGACCATTCTTACCTGAAGATGACCACAACTATTTATACAACAAATATGGTCTTGTTTAATCATAAAAATATCATAACAAAATATGAACGAGTAGACGATATTTTTAAGGAGTTTTATATCTCTCGATTAAATTGTTACGAACTGAGAAGGCAACATCAATTAAAGGTCTTACGATACCAAATTACATTGAATGAAAATAAACTTAAATTTATCCACATCGTAATTGATGATGAAAAGTTTTTAAAACAAGAAGACGAAACCATTATTCGATATTTAGAAGAAGAGGAATTTTTAAAGGTTGATAAATCCTTTAATTATTTACTAAATATTCCAATAAGGAGTTGTACTCTAACATCGGTTAAATGTTTAGAAAACACCATTATAACTCTAAAAAAAGAATTCAAAGAACTGGAGCAGAAGACAGCATCCCAAATCTGGCTCCAAGAATTGGATGAATTGAAACCTTATTTGTAAACTAAAAATTTTTAATGATACTTTGTATCATTAAAAATAAATTAAACTATACATTTTCCAATCTTGGATTTAGGTGTATGAAAGTCTATAAACAGCGTTGGATCTTTCCATTCTATACGGCTAATACAGTCCACAAAATATTGAAATGATTTCATATCTTTAGTTTTGGATAAATCTGACCACAGCGCGAATCCATGTAGCATACCAACTGTTCTGGTATAACCACACGCTATTAGTTTGTTGTACAAATCCAAGTTTTCACGGCTCAATTTGACCAGTTCATCGGGCGATAAGACGGTATCAAGAATGCCGTCGCAATGGACGTCTGGAACGTGGAAATCAACCAGTTTGGTCGTATCTACTTTTAAGGTCTTATTAAGCATATTAACCGTGTGTGTTTTCAATGTCATTAAATCCTTTAATAGGCTATGTTTAGCCTTCATTGGCTTCAAAAGCATTAACAGTACTACAATCAAGAGCACGGATAGTAAGATAATGAGCTGATGCATTTATTTATTGTATCTTTTACCTTCTGTCCAGATATCCTTTCAGACCGGTGGGGTCGAAAGGGTGGTTTAAATAACCTTATAATGGAAACTTTAAATGCAATGATGCATTATATCCTTTCCGAAACTGAAAAGTTTTTAAACACAAATTATGGTTTACACAGGTTTGAAAATTCATCCCCCTTTTGGATGGCTGACGAAAGCTCTTACATGTGTTTTATAAAAGGATTATTTTATTTTTTCCAAGGCTTCTTTAATCTTAAAAAGTGCCTTGTCGTCGTAAGATGCTTCTCTATCATAATAAAATGGTTTAATAGGAATAACATTTTTAGGTTGATGTTCGGCCAAGTTTTCTAAATCGTCTACCAACATTACATCGTTCAAGTTTTTAAGGTTCCACTTATCACTAATTAATTTTAAATCTTTGGTAACCCCATTAAAGTGCTTTTTAGACACGTTACAATGGTGAGAGCATAAAAATAATTGAATTTTACGGTCTTCTTTAACCTTATTGTCTGGCTGAGTTATAAAATTTTTCACGACAAACACCGCGTAGTCTTTGGAGGAAGCTGTCCATATACCAACATTAAAATTTTTAAAAAGGTAATCTAAAAATTCTTGGAGGTGGGGTCTCTCGAATATGTCATAGTAGTCTTCCATCCTGACATTTCGGAATTTTTCACGTGCTTTGACTAGTTTAGTCTGATCTTTGATGAAAGCCAAGTCTTCCGCACAAATCAGAGTATTATCTAGGTCTAGTAAAATTAATTTTTTATCGTTGTCTTTCATCCTTTATTATAATAGTTTTTTTGAGTCTGTGGAGAGATTACATTAGAAAAATATATAATAAAGATGAACCTTTTAGAAAAAGTATTTGATTCCAAAAATATTAAGATTGTTACGACCATTATGAAGGGCGAGTTTGAAGAAGAAATCACACCTTATTTTTGTGGTAGAGATGTATGTAATGTGTTTGAGTATTCAAAATACAGAGATGTTTTGTCCCATATCGAAGAAGACTGTAAGATTACATTGGGAGAACTGGTCGTCCAAGGGGGGGGGACGACCTCTATGGTTCAAGACAACCTTACATATAATGAGTTAAAAACTGTTTATATTAACGAGGAAGGTTTATACAGACTTATGTTTCATTGTAAGTTACCAGTCGCTAAAAAATTTCAAAAGTGGATATTTAAAGAAGTTCTTCCTAATATAAGAAAAACTGGTAGATTTGAGCTTAGGAATACCATTAAAATTAAAGAAGAAGAACTAGCTAAAGCAGTGGAGAAATTGGCCATTAAAGATAAAGAAGTCGAAGACGCCGAAGAAAGAGCTAAACAAGCAGAGGAGGCCAGAATTAAGGCTGAACGTAAGTCTATTAGAATCAATAAATTTATGAAGAGAATAACCATAAAGGAAAGAAAGTTGGAATGGATCTATATAGCCACAACAAAATTCTACTCTCAAGAACGTATGTTTAAACCCGGTTCAACTACTCGTCTTAGTGCTCGTATTGGGCCTTATAATACAGGTAGACCGTCTGAGGATGCCTACTACTATTGTTGGGTTATGAGATGCTACAATAGTAAAGATGTTGATTACCATATACAAAAGCTCTTAGCCGACTTTAAACACAGAGATAACGCCGAATTGGTGTGTGGTATAAAGTTCTCCGATTTAAGGGATATAATAGCCTTTATTGTGGAAAATTATGATGCGAGTATAGACTATATAAACAATTTTATTAGAACAAGGTTAAATGCAAGTTTAGAAGAGGATGATGAGCCCCCACCGCGTCTAGATTGTAGCAAAATTACCTATCAAATCGGGGAACACACAGAAACTATAAACGTTGAAGAGGAAGATCTAAGTGTAATAAGAGACGAAATGGACAACATTTTGACTACAATTCAAGAACAACGAGAAGGATATATAGTTGTCGACAGAAAGGAATTAGTGAATCGACTTTCAAAGGTAACTAATGCACCCAAAAAAGACTTGTGGTGCCAAATCAAAGAACTAACCGGTTGGAAGGATAGCAAAACCGAGATAGACGATGGTTCCTTCAAGTATAAAATAGTCTACTAAGTTTTTAATGCTTTTTAAAAAGCATTAAAAACACTTTTTATAAATTCTTATTCAAATACGAGACGAAATGGACAACATTTTGACCGCAAGAGTCGGAAGATGTAACTTTGAACAAAAAAATGAAAAATTTAACCAAGAAGAAAAATATATAATAAATATGAATGCTTTGATTGACCTAACCAAGTGTCGCGAACACTTGACTATTAATATTGGTGGTAGAGACCACCAAATCAAACTATGTGGGACTATTGAAGATCCCTACTTCTGTGGTAGAGACGCGTGTGAAGTATTGGGATACGGTAATATTCAAAAAGCCCTTTATGAAAATGTTAAACCAAAACATAAACAGACCTTACAGACGTTGGTCCAACCCGGTGGGGGGTGCACCTCTTTAGGTTCATTTAAACCATTAACTTATAACGAAGGTAAATCCGTGTATATAAATGAATCTGGTTTATATAGTCTAATTAATGGTTCTCAGAACTTTAAAAATAAGAAGGAATTCAAACAACAAGTAGAAAAGTGGATAGTCGACCTCAGATACGGTGAGGGTGGTGGATTAATGGATATTTTTACGTTCGTAAAAGGGTACAATTTAGCCTTTGATATAACGTCGGATTGGTTCCAAGATTTATGGTATCCTTTAAGCAAGAGTCAGCCCATCCAATTGGATGGGCTGAAAAAGGTTAATTTTCAACCTATTATTGTGACGACAAATTTATTAAACTGGATGGGTTTTAAAGGTAAAGATAACTCTATTAAACAATTTAATTTTTCAAAGGTTCTTCGAAGTCATGAAATTCCATACGAAGAAATAGGTTACGATCTTCCTCTGGCTATCGAGTATCCATGTGTTCAACAAGAAGCTCGGTTGATACCGTCCAATAATCTAAATAGAAAGAAATGGATTTCGATGGATATTAAAGCCTTTAAAAAAGCCGTTTTAAGATTGAACACTGAAAACGCCGAAGTTGTGAGAGACTACTACTTGAATCTCGAGGAAGCTATGTTTGCATACGGAGAGTACACAATGAACTACCTGATAGATAAAACGGAGCGAACACGTAAGATTCAAGACTCTCAGCTAACTGAAGCTATGGAGAAATTGGCCATTAAAGATAAAGAAGTCGAAGACGCCGAAGAAAGAGCTAAACAAGCAGAGGAGGCCAGAATTAAGGCTGAACGTAAGTCTATTAGAATCAATAAATTTATGAAGAGAATAAC